TCAGATGCTCAGGCCGCGCTTCTCGGCGTAGCCGAGGACGAAGTTGTCCAGCTCCTCGGTGGTGAAGCGGAGCTGCTGGCCCGCCCCGCCGGCCTTGGTGTCGGTGAGCACGAAGCCCTCGGTGGAGCCGGGGATCGCGGCGTACTCGACGCACGCCTCGTGGTCACCCTGGAGGTTGCCGCCGCAGTGCTTGGTGAACTCGGCGCCCTCGATGGGCAGCGAGTACAGGTCCTGCTGAGCCATGGTTTCTCCTCTGTCGCGGAGTCCGGAGAGACGGTCTCCGGGCCGTCGAGCGCCCGACCTTCCCTGATGCCGGGGTCGTTCTTCTCTCACCGCCAGGGCGGCACCTCAGTCAAGAGGCGGACCGGGGGATGGGCTGGGCACGTCAGCCCAGTCGGGACACGGCCTGTCCCTGCCCTCGCCTTGTCCGGTCGGGAGGCCCACCACCCGCGAGGCGGTGGGAGTCTGTGGTGTTCAGTGGCCGGGTCGCCCGCAGGGGCACGGCGGGAAGCGGAGCGGGTTAGCCGTGACTTCGGCGTCCATGACCTCAGGTATCGAGATGCCGGGGCGACGGTCACGGACCTGTCCGCTGGAGGTCACGGTGTAGACCGCCAGGCGCATCCTGGGCTGCGGCTCGGGGCCTACCGGGTGGTTCGACATCGCGATTCCTCCGCCCGTTTGAGTCTTTCCTGCGGGACGCACTCGGAGAGCATCGACCCTCGGAGGGGTCGGCCTCAACGAACTTGCACCTGCTTGCAGATCCTTCACCCGAGTGCTGCGACAGCTTGCGCGATGAGCGCTCGGGCGTCCTTTCCGTGCACAGCGATAGCGGCCAGTTCCGCGAACACGCGGGCGTAGAGTTCGATCTCTGTGGGCTGCTTGATGGTCACCTGCGCGGAGGCAAGCTCGATCACCACTTGGGTGTCGTCGTAGATCCAGAACCCTTCGGCCGGCCACATGGCGCGGTCGGCACTCATGGGGACGATTCCGAGGCTCACGTGCGGCAGAGCGGCCACCTGGAGCAGGTGCCCGAGCTGGGCTGCCATCACGTCGGGCCCACCAAAGCGAGACCGTAGGGCCGTCTCTTCGAGGATGACGCCGAACCGACGGTGCCCGTCACGCAGGAACCGTTGCCGGTGGATACGGGCCAGCACCGCAGCGTCCAGGTCGTCAGGCATCCGGAGGAACGTGATCACCCGCTGCATGAGCGCCCTGGCGTAGTCGGGAGTCTGGAGCAGCCCCGGGACCACTCCCGGCTCGTAGATCCGAAAATGCCGGGTCCGCTCATACCGAGGTAGGGCGGCTTCCTGTACGGGAGCGAGGCCAGCACCCTGCACCCGGCGCCACTCCACGTACATCTCGTCAATCGTCGCTGAACTGGCCACAAGGTCCCCGTAGGCGTCGGGCTCGCCACTGAGCGAGGCATAGATCATCAGGTCGTCATCGCTTGGCGAGGTCTGACCGTGCTCTATCCGCGACACCTTGGACTCGCTCCAACCGGCACGGGCCGCGAAGGCCCGTGCCGTCCGGAACCCTCCCCGCATTCGAAGCTCCCGCAGGCGTGTACCGAGGACACGGCGAGCTTCATCGACGGTGGAGAGGGGGGACGCAGCCATGTCTGGTCGGGTTAGCTCGGAACGTAGTCGGAGTGGGGGGTGGCACGCTCCCACACGGCTTCGAACGCAGAAGTGCACAACTCGAGAATTCGCTGATCCGTCGTCAGCTCACGCCAGTCGGCCTGGATCTCCCCGTCACCGGAGAAGTTGAGGACGAGCACCTTCTCGTTGTCGAACACCCAGAAGTCGTTCCCCGGGAACGCAATGTCCATCGCCTTGCGCCGAGACAACCAGCGGATCTCCTCGCCGGCCTTCACGTTCGCGTCGGAGATGAAGTGCTCCCACCGGATGTAGTCGCTCTCCGGCGTGGAGAACACCCGCGCACGCTGCACCCGCACTCCGCGGTTGGTCGCGTCACGCACCCAGCCCAACCACATCTGGAAGTCTTCGTCCCCGACGAGGTGGTCCTCGCGAGAACCTGCCTTCCAGGCGTCGAAGGCCGGGTCCGGCATGTAGCTGTCGCGCATCTCCAGGTGAACGGCGGACACGCGAGCGGACGCCAGCAGATCCTTGAACCTAGGCGTCGCCACGATCCTCCTTCATGAAGAACTGCACCATCCGGCGCGGGATCTCGATCACGTCCTCGTTCTCCGGCAGGTTCATCGCGGAGCGTCGGCCGTCGTCCACCTTCCACCCCTGGACGAGGTAGTTGTCCGTCTCGTCGTCCAGGTAGACCGTGGGGCTGTCTCCGGTCTTGCTCTCCGGGTCCTTGCCAAGCTTGTGCACAGCCATGGTGCCCTCCTCGCTCGGAAATGACGATCTCAGGGTTGAAGCTTGCACCCGAAACCCGGCTGGGTGCATCGAACTTGCACTCGCTTGCACGACCAGTTTCATCGGTGGTCGTACAGCTTCGGATTCTTGCTGGCTGATGGGGTCCGGCCGCCGTGGGCGCCGACTCACAAGCGGCCGGACCGGGCTCCCGTCAGGCTGGCAGGTGTCAGCTCCGGGAGCGTGACCCACGCGGACGGGGAGGGGTGGTCGCGTGGGTGATCTAAGGGCTCGGGCCGATCCAGACGGCGCACAGGAGCACGCCCCAGGTGAAGCAGGTGAGGAAGGTGATCAGTCGGTACACCACGATCTCCGAGGTCTCCACTAGATACTCCTCCAGCTAGGGGTGACCGTGCGGGAAGGCCGGCGCCTGGCCGCCCGGTCTTCAACGGCGACCCCGGACATCGAGCAGGGGTCTTTGAGGGTGTAGTCCGTGTGGTCGGTGATGCGACCTCGGACGACGGCAGCGAGTCGATGACAACTCGTTCCCGGGCACCTCAACGCGTAGATCCGTTGGGAGACCGGGTCACGGAAGACCTGGTGCGGGTATCCGAGGTCGGCTGCTGACGGGGTGATGAGGACGATCCGAGCCATTGCTTCCGTCTGAGGTTGAGCCCTCGCCCCGGCCGGGGGCATGGAGTGATCACAGCCGGGGCGAGGAGTTAGCGAAGGCTGCGGTAGATCCGCTCAGCGTCTTCGGCCGGTCTGGCCCTGCCTTTGTCGAAGATGATCGTTCTCCCGCCGCCAAAGCGTCCGCGCATGTCTCTGATCCGCAGGAGCCGGCCATCGAGGAAGGCGAAGTCACCCACCCTCAGGTCGGAGGGCCGCATGTTCTCGTGCGGGATCGTGCCGGGGGGAATCCTGAACGGCTCCCCGGAGGGGCGCTCGATGATGGTCGGCTTCCGCTTCTCCGTCGCTGAGCAGTTCTCGTTCGCGGCCAGCCACGAGAACCCGTTGCTGTTCTGGAGGGTGATCAGGCCCCCCAAGGGGTGAACCTTGGTCACCTCTCCACGTTCGCCCCGGTTGTTGTCGAAGACCTTCTGGCGCAGCTTGAACATCGTCGACTCAGGCCCTTCCGCGCGGCAGAAGGGGCCTCTCGGACCCGCCGATCACACGCTCGACAACCTCACCGACGATCACCGCGGCCTCCTCCTCCGAGGCGTACCAGCACTCATCCCGCCTCGCGGTCCAGGTGGTCTCGCCGGGCGGCCGGACGAGCGTCAGGGTGCCGCTGTCCTCGGGGATGTCTACGATGCGACCGACCTGCTGGCGCTGGCCGTCCACGACGATGTCCCGAAGTCGGAAACTGTTCATCCTCACCACCTACGTCGACCTTGTTTGTCCGTCTGATGGAGAGCGTGGCCCTGAGTGGCTAGCCTGAACAGGAGTTTTTTTGGGATGAGTTGGAGAAGGCAGAAAAGATGGGGACTGCTGCACGCGGACGGCCGCGACTAGATCTAGACAGGTCCACACCTGCCGGGCTCCTGGGGTACAAGGTGCGCCTCCTGAGGGACGCGCGAGGATGGACCCCGAAGCAGCTTGCCGAAGAGGTATTCAGCAATGAGTCCCTGATCAGGAAGCTGGAACGGGGTCAGGCGAGCCCGTCGCAGGAGCTAGTGGCCAAGCTGGACAAGAAGCTCGATGCAGGCGACGAGCTGAACGAGCTGTGGCCGTTGCTGGCGATCAAGACCGTCACGGAGTACGCCGAAGGCTTTTTGGACCACCAGAAGCGCGCCAAAAAGATTCAGGAGTATTCGCAGGTCGTGCCCGGTCTACTCCAGACCTACGACTACGTTCTCGCCCTGGCGGAGTCCATGGAGCTGGTAAGCGGACGAGATCCCCTTGGCGTGGCTGAAAGCCGAGTGGGACGACAGGCCATACTGGACGGCCCGACTGCACCTTGGATGCTTGCCGTGCTCGACGAAGCGGCGATCCGGCGCGTGGTCGGTTCCAAGGCCGTGATGGTTGGGCAGCTTGAGCACCTGATCAAGCTGAGCGAGCGGCCGCGCATTGAGATCCGCATCCTGTCCTTCGGCGAGACCGTGCCGGCCGTCCTGACTGGCAGCCTGTCCGTGCTGACTATGCGGAGCGGCACCACGGTGGCATACACCGAAGGGCCTTCAACGGGAAGAATGTTCCAAGGCAGCGAGGCTGATAGCTACGCTGTGCTCTACGATCGCGTTCTCAGTAGCGCGCTGCCGAAGACGCGGTCGATCGACCTGATCCGCGCGGTGATTGAGGAGTACAGCAAGTGAGTGCTGACCTGGTGTGGCGCAAGTCCAGCTACAGCGGCGGGGACCCGGACAACTGCATTGAGGTCGCGAAGTCCGATCTTGCGGTCCACGTGCGCGACTCGAAGGACGTCGATCAGGGGTCCTTCGCGGTCTCCGCGTCGGCCTGGTCCTCGTTCCTCACGTCAACCAAGCCCTGATAGCGTCACTCCCGTCCGACACGGCCCGCAGTACACGGGTTGGACACCACGAAGAGCCCTCTCCGATTGACGCGGGGAGGGCTCTTCACGTTTCCGGGGGGACCTTGGTCCTGCGGCCGGCGATGCCGAAGGTCCTACCGCCAGGCTCCGTACCCGTCCGACCAATCCGTGAACTCCAGGGCTCCATCCTCAAAGATGTCGCCACGTACGTCTGCATGCGCAACAGAGGTAAAGGACAGCGCGGCGGCTGCAAGGGCGACCGCTGCGAGAAAGCGCTTGATGTTGTTCATGCCCGAGCCAACGATCATGGCCTCGGCCGGTCACGAAGAGGCCCCTCCGAAGAGAGGCAAGGAGGAGTGCTAGGGGGCCGACTACTGAAGGTTCAGCTTCTTAAGTGCGTCAGACACGACCCCAGCCTGATCCACTTGGTGCCTCGTGTCATCGTCGATGGTGGTCGTCTCTTCCTGGACGGCTCCGCCGCTGCCACGGTTGTCGTTCGACTGGCCTTGCTGGATGGCGAAGCCGCCGGGGCCGGGGTCGGCCTGAGCGGCACTTCCGAGGGACAGTGCTGCGCCCACGAGGACGACGGTGGTGAGCACACGCTTCATGTTGTTCATGGGCTGCGAACGATCACAGCCGATCAAGGTCACGAAGAAGCCCCTCCTAGTCCTTAGGCTGGAGGGGCCCCCGCTGCACTACTACTCGCCCGGCAAGCCGATGATGTCCGTGGGCTGGTCACTGAGGAAGCCGCCAGCCTGACTCAGGTTCGCGGGAAGGTACCGGACGAGCGCGAGCACACTCTCCGCGCTGCCTCCGAGGATGCTGCTGAGCACGGGATATGCAGGGATGTCTGACTCCGCGACGGGTGCAGCCTGGGCAGTCCCGGTCATCGTCAGCGCGGCACCGGTGAGAGCCACAGCGGTGAGTACACGCTTCATGTTGTTCATGCCCTACGAACGATCACACTCCACGGGGGTCACGGCGGCGAATCTGCCCAGGTCTCAGGGCCTCCCCCGCGCCACTCGAAGAGCGCTTCGTCCGTAAGGTTCACGGCGTCCGGGTCCGGGTGGCCGGCCTCCCGCAGGAACTCGACCACGTCACTCGCCTGGTAGGCCGTGCCAAGGATCTGTCCGTCGTACCGGACCTTGCGCCACCCACGCTCGTCGGGCGGGTAGACGACCACTCGTCGCTCCATCCCACCAGCCTCCGGGAGAGCGGCCTGCGCCGCACCTCGAAGACCGCACGTGTGTTCGATTCTATACATCGCCGCGAAACTGGGCACGCGCCTGCGCCGCCATGGCCGCCATGCCGTCGAGCCACTCCTGAGTCACGTGGTCCTCCCAGATCGGCAGGTGAAGAGCGGACACCCACGGGCCGAGCACCCTGGCGCCAGGCCCCAGGTTGCCGAATGCGCGGAACCGCACGGGCATCCATCCCTTTGGGATCACTCCCTGCCGGAGGCCGGCGGCTATGGAGAGCGGGTTCGCCGACCAAACGACGTTCCCCTGCGGCTCCCGGCGACCCTCGGGCAGTTGTACATCAAGGATGTCGTTGAGGACGTCGACCATCCACACCGCGACGGCATGGGGCTCCACACGGCGGGCGGGCGCGGGCGGGAAGAAATAGAGCACCGGGGCAGGTCCGTCTACGTCGATCTCTACGCCCACGGCGCCGATGTCGAACCCAACGGCACCCACGTTGGCGATGCGCACACCAAGTAGACGTTCTTCGGAGTCGGCGTTGACGGCTCTCACCGTCCCAAGATCCTCGATCTTCGAGATGAGACTCCCGCCCCCAGCCCGGAGGATGCCCACCGCCTCAACCTCAGCCCTCGGTGTGGTGAACGCCTTGACGACCCGATCGAGCTGTTCAGCACTAAGGCCGGCACCCTGACTCTGCTCGACCTGACGCTTCTTCCAGATCAGCAGTTCTTCCGTGGGGTAGGCGTCCGGGTGGTCGTCCACCCGCTTGTGGTGCTTCAGGCACAGCAGCATCAGGTTGGGCTCGCTATTGACCTTGCCGTTCTCCTTGGTGAAGCCGGGGTCGTAGCGCGGACCTCCGAGCCGCTCCGCGCGGATGTGCGCAACCTCCACGTTGATGCTCTGGAGCCCTCGATGCTCCTCTACCAACGACTCCATACAGTCAGGGAAGGCGCAACCCGTTGCGCGACCGAACAGGATCTTGCATAGGCGTACACCAGGGCTGAAGTCACTCACCTGTCCGACGATAGAGGCTGCCACCGACATCGACTGCGGAACGTCGAACGCGACGAACATCAAGATTAACTGACTGCCCGTCAGATACATTCGGAACGCAATCGCCTGCCCCCAGAAACGCCGAAGGGCCGCCCCGGAGGGCGGCCCAGCAGCGGGTCTTACTTCTCGTCGTCCTGGAGCTTGCCCGACGTCTTGGCCTTCTCGTAGGCCGACTTGATGGCGGCCGGGATCTTGCCCCGGGAGTTGACCTCCAGGCCCACGCGTCCCGCGTACTTGCGGATCTTCGCGTCCTGGGAGTCACCGGCAGCAGCAGTCGCCTTGCGGACCTTCTTGCCTTCCAGGCCGATCGCCTCAGCCTTCTCCACGAGCTTCTTCGTGGCCTCGGCGTACGCAGCCTGCGCCTTGTCGAACGCGGTAGCCAGGTCGGACAGCTCCTTCTTGTCCTTGGCTTCCAGCTCGACAGCACCGGAGTACTCGATGTCACCGATCTCGATCGACAGCTTGGTGATGGTGACTTCCTTGAGAGCCATTTCGGCGCTCCTTCTTCTAGGTGATGATCTAGACACTACACATGACATCCATGGACACGCAAGCCCAGAAAACAAGAAAGAACCCCCACCCATCCACAAAGGGACAGGTGGGGGTTTCATGACTAGAACTTGCCGTTACAGATCATCTTGCCATCGGCTCCGTACACCGTGACAAGACCGTTCTTCGAGTTGTACGCATCAGCGAAGGAGGACGCGATCAGGTTGCAGGTTCCATGACTAGAACCGGTGATGCCGCCCTCAAGGTCGGTGTGCACCGAGGCGGTGTCGAACACGTCATTGAACCTCTCGGTTCCCTGGATCTTCTTGACGTGCTGCGCAGCCGAGGCCTCCTGCGGGGTGCCATGCTCCTTCACGCCGCTAATGAACGCGCGAACCTCATCCTCCGAACCGAAGCGGTCCCTCGCGCTCTTCGTCGTCTCAGGCTTCTTCGAGTGAGTCGGCTGCGGCTGGTCCGACCGCCCCGGAGGTGAGGAGACGGCAGGCTTGGCCTCCGCGGCCTCCTTGCCCTTGCCGGTCGAGATCGCGATGACACAGATCCCAAGACATACGGCACCTACGCCGAGTAGCACCTTCTTCGCTCGCGACTTGCCTCGGCCCGGCTCGGGTGCAGCCTGAGCGTTGGAACGCCACGCCTGCTGGTCATGCTGGATACGCACTTCTCTACTTCCGTTGCACTTGACTTACATGGAGAACTTATCAACACCCATGATGACTCCAGGCAGCGAAAGACCCTTGAAGCGAGGACTAAGGTCCTTCACTTCATCCACTTGCTCCACTCAAGGTTCCAAGAGTTCAGACCGTTGTCCGGCTTGATGGCCCCATCAGGCGAGTTCACTACACGCACCACATCACCGACCATGCTGTTCTCGTAGAACCACTTGGCGATCGTGTCCCCGCCTGCGGTGCCTGGCTTCACGTCGTCCAGGCCGATGCAGCCAGCGGACGTGTTGGCCTTGCCGAACACTCTCTTGGGCTGCCAGTAGTTCCCGTGGATGAACGTGCCGGACTTCGACAGGCGCATCGCGTGCGGAACGTCCTCGATGTCGTAGGCGGGGACGGGCTTGCCTTCGGCGTCAAGCACGGGCCTCTTCTGGCCCTTCTCGTCCACCTCTTCCTTGAAGAGCCCCACCGTCTTTCCGTCCATGTGGACCTTCTCCGCCTTCTCCGAGATCACAAGGTCACCGTTGTACGTCGGGTTCTTATAGCTCCCAGCAGTGATCGGGATGGTTCGGATGGTCTGGCCGTCACGTTTGACCGTCATCGTCTTCGTAGCCGCATCCACCGTGGCGATCTGCTGGCGAGCGATGGTGAACTTCACCGGCTTCTCGGTCAGCCCCTCCACGGTGATGGTGCTACCGGCGATCCAGTAGAACTCGGGGCGGAAGTCCAGGCGGTAGCCAGAGAACCAGTAGCCGCGCACTTCCTGTCCTGCATCGGAGGTCACCTTGATCGCTTGGCGGACTTCCTTCTGGTTGGGTACCGGCTTGGGGAACGTCAGCGACACAGGCATGCCCATGCCGTAGGAACCCCCGTCCTTGAAGCTCCGCGTGTGCTTGGGCACCCGAACCGGGTCAGGGGCCGGCGTGCCCGTTGGGCTCGGGGGTGGGGCCGGATGCTGTGTCGTAGCGGTGGATGCCAGCTCCTTCTTCACGGGCTCCGCCTGAGTCGTGGGCAGGCACGCGGCAAGGGCCGGCACGGTGAGCACGCCAATGATCAGGAGCTTCCTACGCGGCACGGTAAATCCTCTCCAGCAGTCCAAAATGGCCGGGCCAGACGGCCCTTGCGATGCCCGAAGACGCGAGGAGCTTCGAGCAGTCCTTGCAGGGCTCCCGGGTTATGTAGAGCGTCGCCCCCTGGCAGTCCTGCCAGCTCGCATGCAGGAGCGCGTTAGCTTCCGCATGGGTCTCGATGCAGTCCGAGTAGCCCGATCCTGACGGCTGGTCCGAACAGCAGCGCGCACACGCTCCTGCGAGGCATGAGGGTCCGCCTGGAGGAGACCCGTTGTATCCAGTTGCGCGAATACGCCTGTCAGGACCGACGAGTACCGCGCCAACCTGACAGCGAAGGCAGTCTCCTCGCGCAGACACCGACTTCGCGATGCCGACAAAGTAGGTGTCCCAGTCCGGACGCGCACTAATCCTCATCCTTCTTTCCTCCCGACGCCGTCAGGCATCCACCTTGTGTTCTGAGACTTCACAGAGATACGGGTTCAGGTTCTTCTCGATGAAGGACTCCGCCTTGGCCTCCGAGGAGAAGACGCCTTCGACCGGAGGGGAGCAGCAGCCGCACTGCTCCCCCAGCACAACCCACACAGTCACTTGGTCTTCTCCATGAACTCGCCGATGGCGGACGCGGTGAACTTGCCGACGAGCCGTTCGATCTCCTTGTCGCTCTCGTCTATGGCCATGAGGGTTGGGACCATCGACACCTCGTAGACCTCGAACATCGAGTCACCCTCGGCTTCCTGGAACACCACGTCGTCCACGCTCACGTCCTTCTCGATGGCGACGCGATGGATGGTGGGCTTGGCGAACTTGCACGGGCCACAGGTGGTCGAGGTGAACAGAAGGTAGTTGGTCATACAGAAAGCTCCTTAGTGCTTGGTGTCTTCAAGGTCGTACAGGCTGCCCCACGAGTCCCTACCGATCTCGGGGTCAGTCGGGATCTCAAGTCCCTTGATGGTCTCCGCCATCAGGTCAGCGATGATCTTCGCTGCCGCTTCCGCCTTCTCGATCGGCACCGAGAAGAGCACCTCGTCGTGGATCGGCAGAAGCATGTAGGGGGTGATCCCCTTGCGGTGCATGCGCACCAGCGCGCGACAGGTGATGTCGCGACTTCCGGACTGGATGAAGTAGTTGGCTCCGGAGTACGCCCGCGACTTGTCCACGTAGAGACGTCGGCCGGACGGCGTGGTGATGTATCCGTTCCGGCGCGCTTCCTTCGTCTTGTCGTCCATGAAGCGCTTCACGCCGGGGAAGGTCTCCATGAAGCCGTTCATGACGCTCTCGGCAACGTCATCGGAGACTCCGGCCTGCTCGACCAGTGCGGCTTTGCCGCCGCCGAACACGATCAGGAAGTTCCCCATCTTGCCGATCTTGCGACTCACGCCCGCAGCGTCAGCCGTGATCTGATGCAAGTCCTCGCCTTCTCGGAACGCCTTGAGCATTCGCCTGTCGCCGGAGTGTGCGGCCAGGAAGCGCAGCTCCATGTTCGAGTAGTCCACGGAGACGATGCAGTGGCCTTCGTCGGCCAGGAAGCAGTTCCGGATCTCCGCGTCACCTGCGGGCAGCGTCTGAGCCGGCACCCCGACGATGCTCATGCGAGCCGTCCTGGCCTGGATGCTGTTGATGCCCGGGTGGATGTACCCCTTGCTGTCTACGAGGTCGAGGAACGACTTGAGCCACGTGTTCCTCTTCTTCCGAGCGCTCTTGGCCTGCTCGATGGCGAGAGCGAGAAGGTCACCCTTCCTGACCAGCTCCCCAAGGAACTTCTTGTCGATCTTCCGCTTGCCGCTCGGCGTCCGGTCCTTGGCGAAGGTGCCCCGCGCCTCGAAGGCATCAGCGGCCTGTTCGGTGGACCACGGGTTCTCGCAGCCGAGTTCACGGGCGATCTGTGTCCACTCCAACTCATCCGCGTACAGCTTCTCGGAGAGCTGGACCGTGTAGTCCACGTCCAGGCGCACGCCGCGCCGAGACATGTACGAGCAAATCTCGGCAACCTCATGCTCGAACGGGGTCAGGTTGCGAGCGGTATGCGGGATCTTGCGCAGCAGGAGCCGGCCGAGCCGGAACGCGAGGATCGGATCGAGGGCTGAGTACGTCAGATAGATCCCGTTGTCCCAGGGGACAGCCTTGAAGACCTCGCCCTTCTTGACTCCGAGGTCCCTGGCGAGCTTGCCCATGCTGGCCTTGATGGCGGCCGCGGTACCCCTGTCGATGTAGTGCTTGGTCAGGGACTCAAGCCCGTGGCCGGTACCTCCCTCGGCCTCACCGCGGCTGTCTACGAGGTGGGCCAGGATCTTCGTATCGAGGACGGCCGGCCAAACGTCTTCCATCCGCAGATCGGTCGTGGCGTCGAGCACCAGGAGGTCATACGTAGCGTTCTGGAGAATCAGCCGGCCTTCTCGCCGGATCACGTCCCGGATGGCTCCCACTGCGGCGCCCAGCAGCTCGGCACCCAGCTCAACAGGCACCACATAGGCTTCCCGTTCGGTGCCGAACTGGACCAGCCGAAGCTTGAAGTCGTCAGCCCACCAGTCGAGTCCGGATGTCTCCGTGTCGAGACCGAAGGTCTTGCCAGAACGAATCCAGCGGACGAACTCCGGGATGTCCTCAGGGCCTTCGAGGACGTTGAACTGGCACGCCTGGCCAGCCACCTTGAAACATGCCCGGATCACCGCTGCACCCCTTCCTCAAACTTCCAAATTTCCAAACATGCACCGAGGGCCCCGACCGGTCAGCCGGGGCCCTCGCTCACATTCACCATCACTTTTCATCTCCATGGATGTCAAATCATGGATGTCAAGTAAGAGGCCGCTTTCGACGGAACCGACCCCGCTCGTCGCGCTCCGGGAAGCGCCGCTCCAGGTCCACGTACTCAAGGGCTGCGATCTCAAGCTCTTCCTCAAGCTCCTTGATGAGTGCCCAGTTGTTCGCGTTGGCGTTTTCCAGCAGAGCCACGGTCTTGGCCTGCTGTGTGAGCTGCGAGCGAAGCGACTCGATGGTTCGCGTCTTGGAGCCGAACATGACTAGAACTCCTCGGTGATGGGGTGGATGTGTACGGCGCGGGTGTGGCGCCGGTTGATGTGGTGGGTGACCTCGTCGTCGTAGATGACGACCAGTTCGCCTTCGTAGTCGATGAGGCCCTCGAACTCGTCGATGTCTCCGTCCGCGTACTCCACGAAGATGAGGTGTTCTGCCGTCACTTTCCTGCTCCCTTGGTCATGGTGTTGTGGAAGTCGAGCGCGATCTGTTCGGCCGCGTCGTAGCTGAAGCCAACGGACCGGGCATGCTTCTTCAGCTCACCGGCCTTGGTCACGGACTTGGAGTAGAGGTTCACGACCTCGTTCATCTGCGCGTCCAGAGCGTTGAATCCACACTCTTCGAGATAGTTCATGAACTCTTCGGGGTCGGGAAGGTCGTTCATCGCTTCACTCCCTTCTGTGCCGCGACGAAGAGCGCCGCTCCGAGGGTGACCAGGATCATGATGTTGATCCCGATGATGAGCCCGTAGAAAAACTCCACTAGCCAGTTACCTTCCTGTCGTGCTTGATCTTGTCGAAGAGAGCTGCTGCCCCTGCGCTCTCCCAGAGCACCGCGGACCCCGCAGGTGTCTCGTAGCCCATGTTTGCTACGGGGATGGTGGCTCGGTAGATGGTTCCGGTGAACGAGGCCGCGAAGCGGGCAAGCTCCCACGGCTCCAAGTCCTTGTCGAAAACCACAGATTCCAGAGCGGGCCCCAGAACGCCCAGAACATTGCTCGGTCCCACCTCTCTCGATATCGCCTTCAAGAACTCCTGCTGGTTGGCGTTGCGCCCCAGGTCTCCGGTCGGCTCCTGGTAGCGCTGACGGACATAGGCGAGGGCTTGCGCCCCGGTCAGGCGCTGAGTGCCGGCCTCGAAGTTGGCGCCGCTGTTGCGGTCCTTGATGGGCTTCTTGATGTCCATCTCCACGCCGCCCAACGCGTCGACCACGTCAGCGAAGCCCTTGAACCCGATCTCCGCGTAGTGATCGATCCGGATGCCGGTGCTGTGCTCGATGGTTCGGGTGAGCAGCGACCCGCCGCCCCAGGCATAGGCGGCGTTCAGCTTGTTCTGTGAGGCCGGGTAGCGCTTCCCGGACTCTCCGGTGAAGGCCGGAATCGTCACCCAGGAGTCACGGGGAAGGGACAGCACTGTCGTGCCGTACTGGCCCTGGTGGACGACCATCATGGTGTCCGTCCGCTTACCCTCGGCTGAACCTGTCCGGAGACGTTTCATCTCCTTCTCGGACAGACCTTTTCGGGAGTCGGAGCCCACGAGGAGGAAGTTCCTGCCCGCGCCGGCCGAAGGTCGGTCGGAGGCTGTCAGGTCCACCTCGCGCTTCATGCCTTGCTCGATGTGCCGGTACGTGGCCGCCGGTATGAGCAGCGCTACGACGAGCACTCCCCCGACGATGAACCTTGCCTTCACTTGCCCATCACGCACCTCGCGGGAAGGTCTCCCATTCGGGAGAACGACCAGAGGGAGCATGGTCCGGCGAAGTGGAGCCACAGGCCGCCGATGATGGCCACGAGTAGGGCCACCGCGTTCACGGTCTTCACTCGTCGTCCTCCGGGAAGTCATCGGTGCAGAACTGTCCTCCGCAGGGGCAGTGGTCGAGGTCTTCGATCCACGCGATCACGGCGCCACGCGCCCGTGAGCGTCGAAGTGCTCGAAGGCGATCGGACAGACCTGCCGAGCCTTCGCGTCCATCTGCTGTGCAACGTCCTCGATCTCCCTGAGCGGGAACGTGGGGACCTTGGAGTCCTCGTGAGCCCACCGCAGGGAGAGGAAGTTGAAGAGCGATCGGAGGTTCATCGTCACGTAGAAGCTCGTGTAGAGGCTGACAGGGAGGACGTTCCGGGCTACCTCGCGGGCGACGCCCCGATCAAGCATGTGCTCGTAGGAGTCCCACGCTTCTACGGCTATGCGCTTGTGCTCGCCTTCGGCGGTCCGCTGCTGCTGGTAGTCGCCAGGCTCGAAGGAGTAGGCGCCCGGCTTACCGATCTGTCGCAGCGGCCTCTCGGGGGCCGGCGTGTAGAACACGGGCTCCATCACCTTGTAGCGGCCCGAGACCTCGTTGTACGAGGCGATCCGGTGACGGAAGAACTCGCGGGCCACGAAGATGGGGCAGCTGACCTTGAACTGATAGGTCACGCTCTCGAAGGGCGACCCATGCCGGTCCCGCATCAGCATGTTGAGGAGGCCGCGGTCTGCTGTGGGGTTGCCGCTGGTGCCGGAGGAGACTCGGGCACTCCGAGCGATGGTCTCGTCCGAGCCCATGTGGTCCACCAGCTCTACGGTCATGGTGGATCGGAAATCGATGGTCTTCACTGCTTGCCTTCCGGGTGATGGGGGCCCGGCCCGTGTAGCCGGGCCCCATACATCAGGTGCTGGTGTTACTTGGCTGCGAAGGAGCCGTTCTTCTGGCGCCAGAGCGGCGGGCACTGGTCGCCCTTGGGGGTGCCCTGCGGGGCGCCGCAGAACTGGGCAGCCCAGGAGCCGCCATCCTTGAAGTTCCGGCGACCGTGGTCGCAGGTGAACTCCTCGCCGCCGGAGGCAGCGGCCGGCGCCTGGCGCTGGACCTGGCCGTTCTGGAAGGTCGGCTTACCGGCAGCCTTGGCGGGACCCTTGTACTGGGCTCGGGTGTACTCGGCAGCCTTGGCGGTGAGGTCGATGAGGCCAACCTCCTGCATGGCGACCAGGAGGTCACGACCGCGCTCGGCGGTCTCCTGAGCACTGCCGCCGTACACACAGGGGGTGAGCCACTCGCCGCTCATCTGGTCAGCGGCCTTGAGGGTGAAGCCGATCTTGAAGGGGTTGGGGGTGGTGACGGTAGCGATGGGAGCCTCCTTGGCGTTGATGTGGTCGTTGCTCGGGGTGGTCGGGGCGTCAGCCGCGAACGGGTCATTCTCGAAGGGCATTCGATTCTCCATGGATGTCAAGTAGGCGGCCGAAGAATAGGGCGCCTATGGGCGCCCCTCGTCATCATTATCGCCTGCGCATTCCATGGATGTCAAGTTGCCATCCTCGAAACACAACTCACAGACGAACTCGTCGGCGTCTTCAAATCTGGGGTACAGCTCATCAACTTCAACTCCGCATTGCATGCAGTCAAAGTCATCGTTCCATTCACTCGTCGGCATCAGACCGGGCATGCCCCCGACGAGCACACCTCGTCGTAACCGGTGTCCGCATCGGCCTCTCCGTCCATCTCGGCAACGAGCGAGAGGTACTGCTCTTCCCCGATCCGCTCGTACGGAGCCTGGTCGCGGGAGACCTCGGGGAAGATGGTCGTGCCCTTGAGGCGATCGGCGTAGTCGGTGAGTGCGTCACCGAGGTCTTCCACGCTGATCGTGTTGGGGTCGAGGTTGACCGTCATCGAGACCGCGTTGTCGGCCCAGAGCTTCTGGTACAACTCCTGGACGTTGAGCGTCTCCCTCAGGCTGATCTCATCGACCGACTGAACGTCGGGGTAGTCGACGGCAAGCGGGTCCACGGTCGGGATCTGCACAACCATCGTGTTGGCCGCGTAGACGCACGGCTCGACCTTGTAGCCCTTCGCCTTGTACTCCTCCACCTGCTTAACCTCGGAGGGCTCCACCGTCGAGAAGCGAATCCGACGAATGAAGTAGCGGGCGAAGATCGGGTGGACGCCTTCACCGGAAGAGCCGGCGAGCTTGGCCACAGTGCCCGTGGGGGCGATGGTTCGCCGCTTCACCGGGATCGGGATGCGGAGCTGGTGACAGTAAGCCGTGGCCTCACGATCGACCTCCCGGGCCATGGTTCGGAGCATCATCTCCACACCGAAGTGGTTCGGGCTCTCGGAGTACGGGACACCGAGCTTGGCGAGGTAGTCGGCGAAGCCGAAGTGGCCGACGCCAACACGTCGCATCCTGTCGATCGCCTTGCGGGACTTCTCGTCTGCGACCCGGGCGTGCGTGGCCCGGATCAGGTACCGGATCATGAGCCGGTGGGCCTTGGCCAGCCCGTCAGTATCGATCTTCCGCTCACCGTCCACGAAGCTACCGAGGTTCACGTGCCCGAGGCAGCAGGGCTCCCACATGCTGAGCGTGATCTCTCCGCAAGGGTTGGTGCAGTACGTACCGTCGGGCTCACCCTCCGCGGAGTAGGCAGAGTTCCAGAAGCCCGGCTCGCCGTTGGCGTGCATGCCGGCCGACATCTCGTCCATGACTCGCTGGGCGTGGTCGTGGAGGATGTGACGCTTGTTCTTGAGGGCTGCGGAGAACTCGTGGTCCGTCTCCACCGAGATGTTCGTGGTCCAGTGCTTCGACATGTCAGCCTTGCAGCTTATGAAGCGGAAGACGTCCGCGTCAGCCCAGTGCATGATGGCCATGCGTGCCGATCGGCGCACACCGCCCGAGACCACACACTGAGCGATCTCGTGATCGATCTCCATGGCATCGAGGCCGGACAGCGGTCGGACGAAGTTGCCTGCGGCTTCGAGCACCAGGCCCACGTTCCGCATCATCTGTGCGAATGGCAGCGGGCCGGAGGCGCTACCACCGAACTTGCGGAGCGGAGCCCCCTTCTTTCGGACCCGTGATACGTCATAGACACGGCTGCGGTGGGTCGTCTCCGGGTTGTGGGCGGTGTCGATCAGGTCGCGAAGAGCGTCAGCCCAGCCCTCACGCGAGTCCTGGACCGCGTAGGCGCCATCCCAGTCGTACGCGTACTCCGTGCTGATGAGACCCGCTTCGAGCATGTCGAAGTAGTCGGGGTGGGTGGGGTCGCAGACGACGTGCACTCGGACAGGGACGACCACGGCCGGCATGTCCTTGAGGTATCGCGAGCTGTAGTTCGCACCGACCCCGCCGCCCTCCATGAGGCGGGAGAACAGGAAGGTGAAGTGCTCCGCGGGCTCGTCCGAAATCCAGCCGCTGGCCCAGCAGTTGTTCAGCGCGTAGTCGCTCACGCCGGAGGACTTGATGTGGCGACCAGCCGGGAGGATGCGGAAGTCCGTCATGTAGTCGATGAGGTCCTGACGCTCGCCCTCGTAGTGGTACTTCTCGTCCACCAGGGCGAGGTTTCCGTCGACCACTCGCTCTACGGTCTGCGGCCAGGTCTCCTTGGAGCCGTCAGGCAGGGTGCGGCTGTAGGTGCGGGTGAAGACGGTCTGCGCGGTCTCGGTCTTGAAGTGCGTCATTCTGCGGTGTCCTCTTCCTGGTACTTCTTCTGCTGGAGTTCGTAGTCGTCCGGGTCTTTCAGGTCACCCCACGGGGTGAGAAAGTCATCCATCGTAGTTATTTCCCGTGATGGCTCGGGCGATTGCGTTGGACATGACCGACCGAGATCCCGTGCCGCTGTAGGCGGCGGACGATGTGACGCGGTGCCCGTTCATGTGCATGGTCAGGGCGTCAACTGCACGGGTAAGCCGCATGCGTTCGGCGTTGGTGAAGTTGGTCTCTCCGGCCACGTACTTCCGAACGATGACCGTGCGATGGTCGCGGGAGAGCTTGGCGAAGCCCTTGTCGAGGTCCACCTTGTCCGTGTAGTTGACTCGCTCCACGTGGTCCTTCTTGGACTTGCGCCCCGTGGACAGGGTGTTGACCTGGGCGTCGAAGACGCTGCCCGTCTTCTCTTCGGTCGAGATGACGCCCTGGGCGAGGAGCCGGCGCACATAGTCCGGGGTGTAGGTGAAGTTCCCGTGGGCCTGGCGGTGAGCGTTGATCTCCTGGGCGGCTATCTGCGAGCCCATCAGCAGCATGCCTTTGAAGGCGATCCGCTTGTCCTTGCCGTAGGCGTCGAGCATCTTGCGCGCCGATCGCTCCGAGTCCACGAAGCGCTCCATGATGGACTGAGATACGTCCTCGGGGTCTACGAGACCCGCGTACTTCCGGGCGGTCATCCCGCCAACCTTGGTGGCGTCGATGAAGAGCTTGTCCCACTCGTCGGCGGTAATCACGATGTCAGTCATTGCGGTGAGCTTCTCCGTGGATGTTCAGTCTGCTGGATAGAAAATGGGCGCTTTACGCGCCCTCACCGCACACTCCTACTATGCGGTGCAGGTTCCATGGATGTCAAGTTGCGGAGCGAGCGAAGCGACCCAGCGCGTTGCGCTTCACGGCCCCGTAGACTTCGCCTTCGACCATGAAGGACCCGTCTCGCTCGACGTCGATGATGTTCGGGGAAACCCGGCCCCCGTTCACGTAGAACAGGCCAAAGGCCAACTGCCAGTTGCCGAAGCCCGCAGCGCCGAGGTACGAAGCCTTCTTGATGTCCATGAGGCAGCCGACTTCGACACCAGTGAGCTGACGGGTAGCGAACTCTCCGCTCGACTCGCTGATGATCCCAGCGCGGTGCGTGTGGCCACAGACCACGTTCTTCTGGAACTTCCTGGCAGCGTTCATCGCGGTACCACCAGCGAAGCGGGACAGGCTGATGCCCTTGGCGTGCCCGTGGGTGGCGGTCCAGCCCGGGGCGAAGTCGTACTTGAGGGGCTCGAAGTCGATGCCGAACTCGTCCAGTCGAAGCAGGTGGGGTTCCTGGAAGATGACCTCGTCGTACATCGCAGGGCACCGCTCCACGAGGTACTTGTGGGGGCGTTCACCGTGGTTGGAGCCGAGGAGGGTGACCTTCTTGTCGTAGCCCTTGCGTAGGGGTCGGACGTGGTTGGCGACCGTGTAGCCGGCCTCTTCCTTGACGCTCATCCCGTATTCGGCGCGCTTGCCTGCGGACCAGCGGCCGGGGGCCGTGTAGTCGGTGATGTCACCGATGTTGATGACCTCGTCCGGCTGGTAGTCGTGGATGAAGTTGATCAGGTTCCTGTTCGCCGCCTTGTGCTCCAGCGGCATTTGCAGGTCGGACACGATCACGATGCGCTTCACTTGATGATCCTCTCGATCTCACGGGAGATGTAGAACTTGGCCTTTTCGAGGTCCTGAACCGTCTTGCTGGAGTCCTTGAGCCCAGCCCGCCAGATGTACTTGACGGCGTTGCCGAGACAGAAGTTCAAGTGCTCGGTCACCTCGATGCACTCGACTCCGCTGGGGTGGGTCGTGTAGTGACTCGGGTGATTCACCACATCTTCCATGGATGTCAAGTCGGAGTCCGCAGAAAGGCGTTCAGCCGCTTCGCGTCCGCTGACGAACCTACTCATCACATACCTACCTTGCTCAGCAGGGCCTCACGGCCCATGTCCTTGTGCGTCCTGTTCACGTCCATGCCCGAGGCCATCGGGACCTCCAGAGCGTTCGGGAGGAGCTTCGCTACATGCTGGGCGAATCCGCGGCCGGCCTCGTCCCCATCGGAGAGCACGAACACCGTGCGGTAACCGATGAACAGCTCCGTGAAGTAGTCCTTCCAGCCGTTCACGCCCTGGATTCCCACCGCCGGGATGCCACACATCTCCGCAGTCCAGGTGTCTGCCTCACCCTCGCATATCGCGATCACGTCGGACGACCGGACGATCGCCTCGGTGTTGTAGATCCGCGGCGTGTCACTGGCCATCGATTGCATCTTGCCGTGGCCCACGTGGACTTCGTCCTTGGAGTCCCGGAAGGACCCGTCAGCGTTGCGCACGCACTCGTCTCGGATGCATCGGAAGCGAAGAGCCGCCACACTCCAGTTACCCGTCGCCCCTCGCCGGAGGTACGGCACGCACATGGTTCCCCGGTACTTGTCGAAGCCGCTAGGAGCCGAATCGTCTACGTACCCGAGACGGAACTTGTCGAGCTGATCCGGCACCAGGCCCCGATGCACCAAATACTCTTCGGCCGGGCTCCCCTCGAACTGCTTGCGGGCCTGGACCGCTACCTCCATCAGCAATTTCTTGCGCTCTTCTGTGAGCCTCACGGAACGTGCAACCTTCCTGGTTCATGACGATCGAGTAAGCCGAGCCCTTGAAGGGGCACGCCTGGCAATTGATGCAGCCACGGTCGTAGTTGACGCTGGCCGATGGCCTGTCTTCCTCGTGTGCGGGGCACAGGCACTGAATCCATCCGGGGCGGTAGTCGGGGGCTTCCCAGTGCGGGTAGTACCGCTCTACGACTTCCCGGATCGGCCCCGCCGGCTCCTGCTGATCAGCGGGCCGACTCCCGAAGAGCCCCATCCAAACTTCCAACCTTCCTAACTTCCACCGGGAACACCCTGTGGGCCTGCGACATGAGGCTCCAGGTCGGGTCGAGCTGACCTACCGTCACCCGCATCGTCGACCGCTGCGCCTTGCCGGTCCGCCGGGGTCCGAACTGGTCATCCATGCTGATCCACCATTCCTTTCCATGGATGTCAAGTTGACTTCCGATAAAAACGCTGTCCGATCAACCGAACAGCGGGAGGGTTTTCTAGGTAGTCGGCCGCACTTCGTGCGATCTCAGGGCTATCTCTCAGCCCCTTGGCGAGCAGCTGTCTGTTGCAGCGGGCACAACACAGCCCGCGCACCACCCCTGACTTGTGGCAGTGGTCTACGTCAAGGCGCTTGGAGCGGGTCTGACGGCAGATGGCACACGTACCTCCCTGGAGGCGGAACAGCTCGTCGTACTCTCCGGGCCCCAGCCCATACGTCGACTGCACGCGCGATTCGTGAGACGCCTTGCTCCGCGACTTGCGCTGACATGACTGGCACACTCGCCCCCTCTCCCCGCTGAAGAAGCGGGAAGCCCGACACCGTTCGCACTTCTGGCACCTCTTGAATCCCGTCTTACACCGTGTAGACACTGCACTCCTTCCCGTACGGCTGGCCGTGCAGGTAGGTGTCATGGCAGACCGTGTACGTCTTCGTCTTGGGGGTCGCCTTCCGGACCTTCGCGGGCTCCTCCTTGCTCGGAGCCGGCACTCGCACAGACTCCGGCGCCTGCGGCTTGGGCGTCTCGGCCGGCACCCGGGGTGTCTCACTTGGGCTGGTCGTTGGACTCGGCGCTGGCGGCCCTTCCGGGGTCCTGCTCGGCTCAGGCGTATATGCCGCCTGCTCGACCACCGCGGATTCCTGCCCGGCCTGCTCCTGGCCCTCGATGTGGAGGTACAGGCCCGTGATGAACACCGTCAGCCCGAGCACCAGGGCGGCCAAGGCCTTACCGAACATGTCTCGCTGCCATTTCCCTATCACTCCTGAGCTTACTTGACATCCATGACGAACTCAACTCCATGGATGTCTAGTACGCGACCGAAGAAAAGGCGTCGTCGGTAAACGTCATGGTTGAACCGTCAAAGCCGAGTTCTACGAAGGTGTTACCGGACGAGTCTGAACGCCCCGCGCGATTCTTCACCGTGGACACTGCAAGCGTGGACTCATCCGGCTTGTGCAGCGTGAGCACCAGCGCAGGCACTCGCGTGATCTGCCCCTTGACTCCGTTCATGGGGATGGGGCTGTCTCCGTTGTTGTGAGGGCCCGTGGTGTGGTGGAGGCCGGCGACGTGCGCCCCGGTCACTCGGGCCATGTCGTTTGCCCAGTCCATGAGGCTCTCAAGGCCCGAGAAAGGGTCTTCCTCGTTCCCTGCTCCCCCACCGCGGATGTTCGTGATGTTGTCGAGAACGATCATGTGCGCGTCCTCGTTGTACAGCTCGTACCAGGCGGAAACGGTCCGCTCGACGTCGGCAACGCTCGGGCTCGCGTTGTAGTTGAACCGGATCGGGTTCTGGTCAAGGGTGTCGGCGTAGTCGTAGATACGCTCACCCCTAACGATCTCCTTGGACTCATCCATCCGTAGACCGGTCAACATCGACAGGGCCCGCGAGAGCTGGATGTCCGCGCTGGAGTCCGCGCTGAAGTAGATCGCCGGGATCGGCTTGGCGGCCTTGATGATCCGGGCCAGCGTGTAGGCGCTCTTACCGGTACCGCCGCCCGCTACGGTCAGCGAGAGCTGACCACGGATGTACTGAGTACCCGCACGCCCCATGGACTTGAAAGCCTCCGGCAGGGGCTCCCCACTGTCTCCGCGCGCTCGCACTGACTGGCTGAGGGTGTACAAACTGCTCTCCTCTCTCTGTATGGTCTAGACCCGTTATCGCGTACGGCAGGGGGTGTCCTGCTTCACCTTGCGGTGCACGTCCTCTCGGCCGGGCGTGAAGTTGCTGGCCGCGAACGAGAGGCCGGCCCGCATCGCGGATATCTCCTGGCGCAGGCCGTCAATCGACGAGTGGAAAACATCCGTGCGGTGCTCCAGCATGGTCCGCAGCTCCGCCTGCTCCCACTTGAGACGGGTCACCGTGCTCTTGAGGCTCGCCCGCTCCTCCGCCGCCCTCTTGATGTGATCCATCATGTCCTGGTGCACGGACTCGATGTCCGTGGTGTCCATGCCGCCCTCGTCCCGCAGCATGGTCGCGATCCGGTTCAGCTTGGCCTCCATGGATGCCAAGAGGTCTTCCTTGACTTCTTCGGCCCGGTCCTCGATCTGCCGTTCCGTGGTGACCATCAACTGCGCACAGGCCCCGGCGACCTCGGCCCGCGTCGCGTTTTCCCAGCCGTTGACAACGTTGTCCTCTGCTACTTCTGCCGCCGCGTCTACGTCGCAGGTCTCGATCATCTCGGCGGTGATCATCTCGGCGAAGGACTTGATCATGGGTCTGCCTCTATTCACGACTGGTTCGTTTTTACGGAAGGTTTACGAGTGTGGACTAGACCTTTTGGCCTGTGCAAGCCAGGACCGAAGGTTCTACGGAGATATAAAGACTGGAGGACCAAAGCCCTTGCCGGCCACGGGACCTTGGTCCCGAAAGTTCATACCGAGTACTGGCAACTTCGCTGCACTGGACAGCGTCCGCATGCCTCGCCGGGGTTCGGGCGATAGTCCCCGGCCTTGATCTTCTGATCGGCAGTCACGAAGGTTTCAGCAATTCGATCAGCGTCTACATCAAGCTTTCGGACCCGGGAGGGACGCCCTGTCTTGCCCGCCCAGAAGTCTCCAGACGCGCACTCCGTGCCATAGGTGCGGTTCACGGCCAGAGCGTAGGTATCGAGCTGGAAAGTGTCGTCCATGGCCGGGATGACGCCGGTCTTGATGTCCCGGACGTGCACCCCGTGCTTGGGATGCTCCAGCACCTGGTCGATGAAGCCGATGACCTTGACTCCGTCGAAGTTCAGGTCGAACCGCTGCTCGATGGCGGGGGCCGAATCCGCGGGGTCGACCCAGATCCGTTCGTCGGGGTTGTCCTTGTACCACTGGACATACTTGCCCACCTGGTCCAGGCCGACGAGGTAGCGGCGATCCAGGTCCTCGAAGCCCTTGTACGGCCCGCTCGCCTGCCAGCCGGCCTCGTCCGGCTCCCGCTCCAGCGACTCGTTCGCCATCCGCGTGTAGACCTTCGTGAACTCTGCCTCGGCGTCCGCCAGCGGGGCCGTCCGACTGCTCTTCTCCCAGAGTTCCGCCGCCGAGTGCACAGCCACTCCCATGGGGAGCCACGCCGCTTGCAGCTCCGGTTCCCGGGCTATCCGTGCGAGGTAGAACCCGTAAGCGCACTGGTTGTACTGCTTGACCTGACTCACGCTCCGAGGCTTCGTCTTGTACGCTTCGGCCCGCTCTTCGATCGCCTTGCTCACATTCCTACCGTCCCATTTTCTCTTCATGGATGTCAAGTTGATCTGCAATGTGAAGCCCCCTTGCGGGGGCTGTCACATCTTGCTGTTTTACAGACCTTCCAGCGTCAGAGCTGCACGCTGTTCTTCCGTGATCTCGCCGTGGGGGCGGACCACCAATCCGGCCTCTTCCGGCGCCCGTTCGTCGAATGCCCACCCGCCGCACTTGGCGACCTCGTTGGGTTCCTGCTCAGGATCGAAGATCAGGATCAGGCTGTGCACCGCCTTGAGGCCCCGCCACCAGCCCTCAAGCTCCGCCATCTTCGTCTTGCTCAGCGCGTTCGGGTCGAGGTGGTGCAGGAGGTGAGCCGACAGCAGGTTGTACTGGTTGCACTTCTGCATAGCGGTCGGGACCTGGAAGGGCCGTAGCGCCCTGGCCTTCTCCCGCGACCCCATGCCCAACTGCCGCTTGTCTCCGTTGATGTGGAAGTACACACCACCCCTGGAGATACCAAACAGCTTGGCGATCTCCACCACGGGCATGGGCTGCGCCATGGTCCGCAGCTCTCGGATTGCGTCCGGACTCACCCCCGCCCGACGTACTCGCTCGATGATCTCATCACGAGTCTCGCTCATAGCCCTTACACCTTGCACTCGTCAGGTTGCTTCCGTCTTGCCAATCCCAGTGAAATCTGTCATGGCCGTCGCAACTACCAGAAAAGTGTAAGCAATTCCCATCGTGGATGTCAAGTTGAACAACACCGCACCGATGAACGTTGAACCAATCCCCACTGACACCAGAGACCCGGCTTCACGCTTTCTAGCTGTGGCAGCCATGAGAACAGTGGTTGCCGGAATGCTGCACATCAAGGCCGTAAGCCCGTTCACGTCTTAATCTTCCACTTGAGAGCCTCGATGAAGTCATCGGGCCATTCTTCGACAGGCGTGATAGTTCCACACCGGTAACGGGGGTATCCCCACACGTTGAACGGGACCGCTTCACGGGCACCGTGCCCGGTTTCATCTGTCCGGTACGTGATGACGTATCCGCTACCGTCCGCCGTATCGGTGGCGTCATGCCAGTCGATCTTTGCGGACTCCCAATCCGTCCACCCCTGGTGGTAGTGGCTGCCACCCGCGAAGGTGACGGTTACCGCGAACTGTCCGGGCTCTCCGATAGTGCCATAGGTGCGCGTCATGCTTCAAGTCTCCGTGGATGTCTAGTAGGGGTCCAAGGGCAGGCCGGCGAGCATGATCATCTACAGGCCGGCTGGGGTACCGATCCCGGCGACCAGGGGGGTCTTCCCGGCGGCCTCAAGGGCCGCAGCCACGTCCCAATGCGGGATCTCGTTCCGGTAGTCAGCAACCTGGACGTACCCACCCGGCAGTACCGACATCGTGTAGTCGGGGCAGTCGTCGCGCGTGATGGGACGCTCCTCCTGGACGACGTACACGCACACACGGGGGTGAGCGTCCGGAGACTGGTCATGCCACCGCCGAGCAAAGCTGAACGTGTGCTCCATGCGCTCAGTCCAGAGGTACGGCCCTACCTCACTCACGTCGGACCCGGCGTTGATGAACTCGACTGCATACATCCCTAGTTCCTGATCTCTCGCTCGCGCATCGTGTGGTGAGGGTCTTTCATCTGCCAGTCCCCGTGACTCCCGCAGTAGGCCGTACTCAGCCACCGCCGCATGCCGTACCGCTCCATGTCCATCCAGCGGGTGGCCGGTTGGTCGCACTCGTGACAGCCGATCCCGCCCCCTTCCAGGGGCCTGAACCACTGGACCGATCCTTTGGAGCCGCCCTTGCCCATCAGACGCTCACAGAGGCAAGCAGGTCCCGCGCTTCGCAGACGACCTGCTCGGCCGCCGCCGCAACGGCCGGGTCTTCCTCGATTTCCTCCGCTACTTCCTCAGTGAAGTGCATCAGCCCGGCCCGGATGAGCGTTTCCGGAGCAACCCCGTTCAGCCGCCCCAGGTGGAAGAGGTTGGCGAACAGGTCCCCGGCAACCTCCCGCATGACGTCATCCGGCACGTCACCGGCCCCCACAACGTCCCCAAAGTACGAGTCCTGGCCCGTGTGCCTGCCGAACTCTTCCAAGGCGCTCAGCGCCCACTCAGCGCGCGTCTGGTTCGCTTCCGCGGGGCCCTCGTCGTAGATGCTCATGGGTGTGTCTCCTTCGTAGAAATACCGGTTAGGGGTCTTACTCGCCGTCGCGCACTAGCGGCGCATGTCCATGGAGAATCGCTACGTGCTTTAGGTATTGCGCTACCGTCTCGCCGAACCGCTCAGCGGCCATGTCGTCCGAGAAGTCGCTAGCGTCGCAAGCGTCGTCCGCCCACACGTGGAACACCTGCGGGTCGTCGTCGCCGCCCATCGTGGCCCGGACTTCAGCCGCTCCCGACTCCCACCAGTCGTACCCCCAATCGAGAACCACCGTGTAAGGCTTGGAGCCCTTGACGTCCGCCATTACTTGGACACCCCGGCTTCCTTGAAGAAGTCCATAATCGTCATCTGACCCATACGCCGCATGTCATCGTGGAACTTATCGGCGATTGCCCGCTTAACCGTTTCCGCGTAGTCGGACAGGTCAATGCAGTGATCACAGAAAGAACAGTCGATCTCTTCCGTGGTCTCGTCGATGTCCCCGGAAAGCGCCCGGTAGTAGACCTCATCCTTGCAATCGTGGGTAGCCACGTCGCAGGAACACGATTCGTCCGCGTAGCACTCGCGCTCTGTCGGGTGGTTCTCCTCGTACTCGATCTCAGACGCCCGGTCCTCGTTCAGGTAGCCGTAAGAGGCCAAGCAACCCTCTACCTCCTCCACAACCTCCACCACGCGCTCACAGTGCATGTCGTAGATGAAGGAGCGTCCCGGACCGTAGTCCCAGTGGGCTGCCTCAGGGTCCACGCGCTCAAGCTCAGAGATGATGTGCTCAGCGTTGGACGCGTACTTAGCGAACGCCCATGTCTCCCCGTAGTAGTGACGGGAGGAGGTTTCGCTAGACACCGGGCCATCGTCGTAAGGCTCGGTGATCATCCCGATAGCCTTCCAACCGTTGGACTCTGCCGCTTCCTCGAACTCCCACCGCTTGTAGGAGTAGTTCCGGCTAGCCCAGTTGGTTACATTCTCGTGAAACTCGATGTCCATTGCCCCGACCTCTTCCCGCTCCATTACGCACTCACTCCGGAAACTACGGCTTCAAGTTCCTTGACCCACTTGGCCAAGAAATCCTTGTCTTCCCACGCTTGTTCGTTCTCTATGAAGTCGAGATCATCCGTGTCTGACCCGTCGTCCGCGTTGTTGCACTCAGGGTCATAGCTCGGGACTTCCGCCTTACGCTCTTCCACGTGGGCGCCCTGCAACCACTTGAACTCTTCAATGAACTTCCGGACCGCATCAGCCACAGCCGGGGCTCGAGTCGACATGACCACTCTCCGATGTCTTCATGGATGTACAGTTTGAGACCTGTTAAACAGGCCGCGTCTAGATGCTGCGGAATACGTAGCCACTGCGAGTGATGCTGTACTCACACTGGAAGGCCACCGTGTCGATATCAACAGTGAAGCCGTGGCATCCGTTCATCACGGCTTGATACAGCTCGCTCGTTTCCATGAGGTGGTCATGTGCGAAATCGTCGAGGCTCTCCCACTGCTGTCCACGCTCGTACGCCTCATCGAAGCTAGACCCCGCATATTCGACATTCCAGCACTGAAGAGCGAGGTACTCCATGAACGCTTCCGTATCGTCCTCATCAATGCCGTTCTCATCCATCACCCGGTAAGCGTGCAGGACGGCCCACAGCGGCTGGTCACAGTCCATGTGCGGGAACCAGTTCCCAGCGAACCCGCGGAGTTCGTCGGCATCGAACTCGTGCTCTTCCGCGAAGATCGCGATCGTCTTCATGACACCCATGATCGTTGGCCTGTCTCTCGTTGTAGCGGCTGGCTAGGTGGGCTCAGAGGCCCTTGCGGAAGATGACCCGCAGTGCGTCAAGACTGTTCGCCCGCAGGTCCCTCACGGCCCGCTCGTGAGCCGTGAGCGCACGCTCTACGGTCCGCGTGGTCAGGTTGTAGGTGTCGCCCTGCTTAAGGGTGATGCTCACGCCGTAGCTCCCGTATGGGTTAGATGAAGTGGGGGCGAATCTCGGATTCAGGCAGATAGATCGTGCCGCGCTCACTGCGGCACTGATAGCTCATCTCGCCTGTCAGGTAGTGGGAGCCGCACTCATCCCACACGACGTACTCAACCCCGTTGAACATGAACCGCTGGTCAATCACTCGCTCGGTTCTTTCGCGTGTTGCGTTGTTCTGACATTGAGAACACTACGTATGTTCTCCATGGGTGTCAAGTCAGGTTCTTCGCGTGCATATAGGGGACAAGCGTGCGCACGTAGAACTGAGTGACTGGCATCACACGCACACTCTCAAGGTGGTGCAACGCTCAACGTTTCATCAATCAAAGTTTGAAGATTGAACAACTCAACGTTGAATGATGAAAGCATGAACGGTCAAAGGTTCAACAGTTCACACACTCAAGCGCTAGGGCAATCACTACATGCACACACATGGGCACAAGGGGTAGAGGTAGGACTATGCGCATGGTGAATGCATAAGTATTTGATTCATTTCATATCAATTCAAAGAGAAAGAAAAACAAAAATGAAAACGAAAACAGAACGCAAAATCAAGGCAAGTTTTAAGGTGCGAAAAGATTTCGAGCAAAAAGCAGCGACATGGAGGGGTGGGGGGTACCCCAGATCAAATGAATTCCCGGCCGAGGCGTCATAGCGGCTCCCATTGGCTACGGATCCCCTGACGTAGAGTAGGTGGCAATTCACCCTCTGCTTTCAGCGCTAATCACCTCCAGCTTCCCCCAGGTGAATTAGTGGATGCCGGCCACAGTCCTCGCAGGTCAGCCCCCCTTTCGAAACCCGCAGGTCAGAGCGCCGCCGGCTGCGGCTGCATGATTATGCATGTGAACTGCATCACCCGCCTGTGTAGGTTCACCTCGGTGCACCGCTATGTAAGAAGTGAGGGTGGAACGTAGTGACACACGAGCCCAAGGAGGAGCGAGGTACGAGCGACGACGCCGGGCGAGTCACAGCGCTAAGGCCGCGCCTGAAACGCGGCCACTGAGTCTGAGAGTAAGCAGCCCCTGAAGGGCTGCTCTTCTGAGTTAGCTAATAGCAGCCTCCTGAAGGCTGCTCTCACTCTCTCCAAAAAGAACTGCTCCTGTTGGTCGCAGTTCCAAAAAGGTTCTCTCAACTTCACCTCACCTACCGGACCCCCCTGAAGGGGTCCTCTCAAACTTCCAAACTTCCTAACTACCTAGGTGTGTGGTTCATGTCTGCTTCTCCTACTGCACCTCGTTGGTCTCCTCCTGCGCCTGGTGCTCCTGCCCGGTCGCACGGCTGGGGAGGCCGGCAGGGCGAGCGTGAGGCCCTGGGGCCTGGCTGGCGTAGGCGTCGAGCTGCTGCCTGGCGCGAGGCCAGTGGGCTATGTCAGCACACCCGCTACGACACCGGACTGCCTTGCGTGGCGGCCGGCGCCGCTGTCGACCACATCGTTCCGGTGTCTCAGGGAGGCTCCAGCGAGCCTTCGAACCTCCAGGTGCTGTGCAAGTACCACCATGACCGGAAGACGGCCCTGGAGGCCGCGGAGGGACGACGTAAGGCCCGAGCTGCACGAGATATACCGCGCGGAAAGCGCGTTCTCGGCTCCATGTAGTCCTGTGACTCAGTTCACTCCCCGCGGGTGACCTAAGCACCTCAATGCACCCCTATATACAAGTGAGGGAAGAAGAAACTTCCCGCTCCAATTTGAGTCGAGCGCCTTGAATGGGTCTGTCCTCAGATTGATGCTTCGGTTGAGAACCCCCGTTGAGATCCCTCCGGGGGTTCTCCCGTTGTTCCACTCATTTAAGGATGCAGAGAGCATGTGCGATGTCCGGTAAGTCTCGTAAGAAGTCCTCGTTCGAGGATCGTGCAGAGCGGCTACAAAAGGTCGAGATGAAGCAGGCCCGAGAGTTCGAGAACTACCTTGACGAGTACCACGAGGTGTTCAACGACTCCGAGCCCGCTGACGCTGCCGAGTACTGGTCGGCTCGCGACGAGGAGGTCTAGTGGCTCGGAACGGATTCAACGGCCCCGCCCCCAAGCGGCCCGAAGAGCGTCGACGCGTGAACAAGGACGTCATCGATCTCAAGATCGCCCCCAAGCACTACGCCAACGTGGCCAAGGGCCGGGACGGCTTCGATGAGTCCTGGCACCCGATCGCTCAGCGGATCTATCTCTCCTTCGTGGAGTCTCCTCAGTCCTTCTTCTTCGAGCCCTCGGACTGGGCTCAGCTCCGCCTGGTGGTCGAGTCCGCGCACATCTCGCTGACTCGGTACTACGACCGCGTGTCCATCGACATGGTGACTGCGGTCATCGACGCCCTACAGGACTTCCTGACGACGGAGGCGACCAGGCGCCGAGTGCGGGTGGCCGTCGAGCCTGCCCCGGTCGAGTGGCCGGCCTCGGAGGAGCACTGGCACGAGATCGCCAAGGCTTGGTTCGAGTCCCTGGCCAAGTCAGGCCAGGCCGCCTTCTACCAGCAGTCGGACATCGCGTTCGCCACCTACGTGGCCGAGGTGATGGATCGCTACCTGTCGGCCGGCATCAAGATGTCCGGTCGCCTCCTGGCGCTCATCACGAAGGCGTGTGGGCTCCTGCTGACCACGGAGGCATCTCGCCGGATCGCTCAGATGGAGCTGACGAAGGTGGAGACCCGGGACATCGACGCCGAGGTCACGAAGCTCATGGAGCAGTACGCGACCGCCATCAACTGACACCACCGCGGAGAGGAGGCCGGAGCGTGAAGCAGGTCCGCACCATCAAGGACGACTACGTTCCGGCCCCCAACCGCACCCTCGGTTGGATCATCCTTCGCTGGACGGCCGAGCACTTCCGCTCGGACTGGAGTTTCACCCCGTCTCAGGTCAAGCGCATCCTGCGCATGTACGAGATCGATGAGAACGGTCGGTTCGTCTGGAACCAGATGGTTCTACAGCTGGCCAAGGGCACAGGCAAGGGCCCGTACTTCGCCACCCTGGCAGCCATCGAGTTCCTCGCGCCGTGCAAGTTCAGCCACTTCGACTCGGAGGGTATGCCGGTCGGCAAGGTCCCCGACGAGGTCTGGGTGCAGCTGTACGCGACCAACGTCGAGCAGACGAAGAACATCATGCTGACGCTCCACTCGCTCTTCACCCCGGAGGCGAAGGAGAAGTACAGCATCGACCCCGGCCAGGAGCGCTACCACGCGCGCAACCCTGAGACCGGGGCTTTCTGCCTCCTTGAGGCGAAGACCGCCTCGTACCGCTCCGCCGAAGGTGCCCGACCGTCAGCCCTTTTTGCGGACGAGACGTGGCACTGGAACGAAGCGAACGGCATGGTGAACGTCTTCAACACGATCACCGCCAACGCCGCCAAGGTCGGCGGCCGGCTCTTCTGCGCAACCAACGCCTACATCGTGGGCGAGGACAGCATCGCCGAGCGGATGCACACCGCTTGGCAGCGTCAGCAGGACGGCCGGCAGAAGCGGACCGGCTTCTACTACGACGCCGTGTCGGCTGACCCGGACTTCGACATCGAGGACGAGGCCGCCCTCAAGGCAGCCATCCTGGCGGCGTACGACGACTGCTATTGGGCAGACATCGACGCCATCATCGATCAGTGCTACTCCGGCGTGATCTCCCACGACGAGGTGCTCCGGAAGTACTGCAACCTGGTCACCGCCTCTGGTGACTCCCTCGTGGACCCGGTGGCGTGGGGCAAGTGCCAGGTCGAGTCCGAACTCAGGCCTGGTGACCGGATCGTCATGGGTCTCGATGGAGGCGTCTCAGACGACGCCACAGCGATCGTTGCTCTCAGAATCCACGACTCGTTCATCCACCCCATAGCCATCTGGGAGAAGCCGGACGGTCCCGAGGGCAACACCTGGAAGGTTGACCACGAAGAGGTCTCCGACCTCGTTGGCTGGGTCTTCAAGACGTACAAGGTCGAAGCCTTCTTCTCGGATGTGGCCTTCCTTGAGTCGTACGTCGATGTCTGGTCCGAGTCGTACGGTCCCCGCCTCGCCATCAAGGCGACTGGCAAGTCCTCGGTGGGCTACGACATGCGTGGAAACCAGGCCGAGATCACCAAGGCCAACATGTCGCTGGTTGGCGCCATCGAGAGCCAGCGCGTCTCCCACAACGGCCACTACGGCTTGAAGCGCCACGTCGAGAACGCGAAGAAGCGCCACAACAAGTTCGGCGTCTCCTTCGGCAAGGCGAGCCGAGATTCCAGTTACAAGGTCGATGCCTACGCGGCGTCCCTCTTGGCGTTCATCGCGAGAACGCGACTCGTTGAGTCCGGCAAGTTGAACAACGGCCCGGTCCGTATTCCGACCCTGACGTCGATTGGGGGTTTCTAGCAAGGAGGATGTGAATGGAGAGCTCTGTTTTCCCTGGGGAGATAGCTGGTGTGCTCAAGCGCGCCAAGCACTCGCTTTCGATGATCCAGCGTGACCGTGAGGATCTGGAGAAGATCGATCGGTATGCGCGAGGGCTTCACAAGTCGCCCTTCATGCCGTCGAAGGCGAACCCAGAGTTCCTGGAGCTGTCCAGGCGAGCGATCCACAACATCATCCCCCTGCTGGTGGACGCCCCCACGAACGCACTGGCCGTCGAGGGATACCGACGTTCTGACGTCTCCGGCAACCCCGGCGAGTGGCAGTTCTGGCAGGCCAACCGGATGGATCAGCGCCAGTCGTTCATCCACCGCCAGGCAATCGAGGCCGGCCATGCATACGTGACCGTGCTGCCGTCGCGCACGGAGCCGACCAAGCCTGAGATCCGCGGGCACTCCCCCATGCGGATGTTCGCGGCCTACGACGACCCGGTCTTCGACGCCTTCCCCATGTACGCGCTCCTCATCGAGTCGCCTGACTACAACCAGGACAACCCCACGCGGGGCAAGTTCTTCGATGACAAGCGCGTCTACGACGTGGTGGTCGACGGCTCTGTACGGGTCACGGGGTCTCGCCCTCACGGCCTCTCTGTCTGCCCGGTGGTTCGCTTCGCTCCTCGCCTGGACCTTCTTGGACGTGCCTACGGCATGGTCGAGGGCCTGCTCCGGCTCCAGGACAAGCTGAATCAGATGTGGCTGAACATGCTGATCGCCCAGCACTACACCGGCTTCGCGATCCGCACTGCTACCGGCCTGGCCCCGATGGAACGTCTGGACGAGAACGGCATGCCGATGCTGGACGCCAACGGCCAGCCGACGTTCATCCCGCCCATCCTGGACCCGTCCACGATGCTCATGTCCCCCAACCCGGACACCAAGTTCGGGCAGCTGCCTTCGGCCGGCACCGAGGACTTCCAGAACGCTATCGAGCTGCTCGTCCAGCACATGTGTGCCGTGACGGAGACCCCGCCGCATTACATGCTCTCGGGCAAGCTCTCCAACCTCAGCGCAGACGCCCTGGCAGCGGCCGAGTCCGCCTTCACGCGGAAGTGCGACGAGTACCGCATGTCTTTCGGTGAGTCCTGGGAGATGGTCATGAGGCTCTGCGCTCTGGTCTCTGGTGACCAAGCAGGCTTCGACGCTGAAGACGCTCAGGTCATGTGGTCGGACAAGGGCAACCGCAGTCTCGCCCAGGCCGTGGACGCGGGCCTCAAGCTGACCCAGATGGGTGTCCCGACGGACATCGTCCTGACCAAGGTTCCGGGCTTCTCGCAACAGGACATCGACGAGGTGCGTGAGCGTCTGGAGGACGAGGACGGCCTCAACGGCGTTGCCGAGAAGTTTGCCAACCGTCTTCGCGCCCGGGATTCCGACGAGGACCCGAAGGAGAAGGCCAGGGCGGTGAAGGATGCGCAAGCAGCGTGAGAGCGACCGGGCCCGCAGGTTCTTCCAGCGGGCCCAGGCCGCCCTTGGCGCCGAGGCATACCGCAGGACCCTGCAACGGGTCGAGCGGACCAACCCAGCCGACTTCCTGAGGGACCCGCTCCGGTGGGCCCTGGAGTGGCACCAGGACATTGAGGCGGCACGCAAGCAGTCCCGGAGGCTCGGTCAGTCGTACTACCGCCTTGAGCGGGCCATCTGGCTGGACGAGACGATCAATCACGATTCCTCGTTCGGTCAGCCGACTACGAAGGCCGACCTGTGGAACGAGCTGTATGAGGCCGGCGGGTCGAACCAGCGGCTCAATCCGGGCACGACCACGATCCCCACGAAGAACACGAACCCTTGGGCCGAGTACACCGACGACAAGTCGCTGGGCAAGGCCACCGCGGCCGTTCACTTCAAGGCCGAGCGTCGCGTCCGCAAGGCAGAGCGTGAGGCCCTGGGGAAGCAGGAGCTGACGCTTGAGTCTCTGGACGAGCTAGATGATCTTCTCGACTCGATCGGCACGAACCTCGCTGGCGAGGCTCAGAGCATCGTGGAGGACGGCGGCCGGGACGTGATCGGTGAGGGCGTCGACAACGACCCTGAGGCCCTCGCGTACATGCGGGTGACCGATGGGAACGCCTGCTACTTCTGTGTGATGTTGGCGAGCCGCGGTGCGGTCTACCGCTCCAAGTCCACGGCCGGACATAGCCAGATCCGCAAGTACCACCCGAACTGCGGCTGCTCTGCCGTGCCCATCTTCTCGCGCAAGTACGACTACCCGCAGGAGACGAAGGATGCCGTCGCGCTCTGGAAGGAGCACTGGAACGGCTCGATGAAGGACTGGCGTAAGGCCATCGAAGCTTTGAACAAGAAGAACCGTTAGACGGAAAGGGAGATCATGTCTGACTCTGTTGAGAATTCCGAGACCACTGCCGAGGAGACTCCGGTGGTTGAGGCTGAGACTCCGGCCATTGAGGCCGAGGTCGAGACTCCTGAGGTAGAGGTCGAGGAGACCGTACAGGAGGAGTCCGAGGAGGCCACGGAGGTTCCCTCTGAAGAGGAGCCTGCCGAGGACTTCAAGGGCAAGTACGACGAGGCCCAGTCTGAGCTTGAGGCGCTTCGCGAGAAGCTCGCCGAGGTTGAGGCGAAGGTCTCCGAGGGCGAGAAGACCAAGAGCGAGTTCAGTGACTTCAAGGAGAAGTCCGAGGCTCGGGAACTGGCCCTCACCAAGCAGATGATCGGCGCCAAGCACGGACTGCCGGCCGAGCTGATCGAACGCCTCTCGGGTACCGACGAGGAGTCCATCACCGAAGACGCGAAGAAGCTGTCCGCCTACGCGGGTAGCGGCTCCAGTGCGCTCGGGAAGGGCGGCCTGGACCCGAACGAGGACGCCTTCGATCCCAAGAAGGTCGCGGCTAGCTATCGAAAGCTGGCTAACGGCGGCCTGTAGCCGCGCCCGTATCACCAACTCTTGCCCCCTCCTTGGGGGCTTTTTTCATGCCCTCTTTTAAGGAGATCCCCACATGGCTAACACCATCATCAATTCCGACAAGCTCGCTGCGGCTTCGCTGGCGAACCTTGAGGCATCTGCGGTCCTCGCTGCGACCGTCCAGAAGCAGGCCGCGGGTCAGTTCGACGGCACTGTCGGCCACGCGGTCAACATCCGCCGGCCTGCGATGCTCGTTGCGGACGAGGGCAAGATCGACGGGTCGGGCACCGGCTTCCTGGGTGCTGCGACCATCAAGACCCAGTCCCTCAACGAGACCGTTCTCGCGGTCAAGCTCACCGATCACGTCTACAGCGCTGTCGCGCTCAATGACGCCGAGCTGTCCCTGGAGATCCCGGAGTTCGCCGCCCAGGTGGCGCTTCCGCAGACTGACGCGGTTATCGACAACCTTGAGCGCAAGGTCGCGAAGGCCATGGCTGGCTTCGGTTCCGACGTGAAGGCGCTGGAGCTGGACAAGGTCACCTACGGCGACAACCAGACTCAGCAGGTCGTTGCGGCCGAGCAGATCCGCTTCAAGATTGCCGAGCTGGCCTCCGCCCTCACCGCCACCAACGTTCCTACCAGTGGCCGTTACCTGGTACTCGGCGCCAAGGTCGCCGGCCAGCTCCTCAACGACCCGAACCTGGTTCGCGTCTCCGAGGCCGGCACCGGTTCCGCGCTGCGCGAGGCCGTCATCGGCAAGCTCTTCGGCTTCACTCTGATCCAGTCCAACCACGTGGACGCTGAGACCATGTACGCCTACCACCCGAGCGCCATCCAGCTCGTGACCCGCGCCCCGATGGTTCCCCCGTCGATCAAGGTCGGCTCCTCGCAGGCCGACTCGGGTTACGCCCTCCGCTGGGTTCGTGACTACGACTCCAGCATCGCGTCTGAGCGGTCCTTCTTCTCGACCTTCGTCGGTGTCGTCGCGGTGGACGACAAGTACCGCAACCCGAAGACCGGTGCGGTCGAGGACGACTCCAAGGTCCTTCGCGGTCTTCAGGTCAAGGTGACCGGCGCCCCGAAGCCCACCCCGCCGGCCACCAAGCCGTAACAACTGAATGAAGCAGGGCCCCGCCAAACTTCCAAATTTCCAAGGTTCTTGGCGGGGCCCCGCTTCACCCCCAAGGAGGTTCTTATGTGTGAGCCCCTAGGGACTCTTTCTGAGCTTGAGGCCCGCATGGGCCGCCCGTTCACGGATGACGCCGAGCGGGGACAGGCCACGGCCGCACTCGCTGACGCGTCAGACATGGTGCGGGCTTACGGGAATCCGTACTGGAGCTGCTCCTGCGATGACCGGAAGGTCGTCACACCGAAGGCGGTTCGCGCGGTGGCGTTGGCGATGGCCGAGCGCCGGATGCGCAATCCGGAGAACTTCGTCTCGGAAGGGGCTGGCGAGTATCAGTACCGCTACGCGGAGAACGGCGCGAACGGGGCTGCTCCGTCGAAGGCCGAGATAGCCCTCATGGAGAAGCTCTCCAACAAGAACGGCCGTCTCCAGACGCCTGTCGTTGAGCGCAACCTCCGGATCAACAGCAGCTACATGTACCCGTACGGGGCCTCCGAGGCCAACACCATCGGCCACATCTTCTAGGGGGTTGTCATGGGACTTTTCGACTACCCCCCGGTGGAGCTTTCGGTGTTTGAGTACGCCGAGGCTGATGACGGGTACGGAGGCAAGATTCCGTCGGTTGGTAAGGAACACAAGATTCGGGCGTTCGTTCAGGCGATTGACGCTGACGACAACTCGTCTCAGGGGTGGACCGAACCGGCACGGTACAAGGTGATTGCCAGAGCGTTCCCGGCCCGCCGTTGGGCTCTGGTGAGGCTGGATGGCCAGGACTTCACCTGTAGCGAGATCCCTCGTGTTCATCGCGGCTCGAAGCGAACTGAGTTCGTTTCAGCGGTGATTGAGAGGCGGGGCTGATGGGCTGGGTACACCCGCGCACGAACGAGATCGTGGCCGGCCTGGAAGGCGTTCAGGCGACGGTCGAGGCACAGGCCCACGTGCAGCACTCGAAGGTGATGGCTAAGGCGGCGAACCACGTCGATACCGGCCGACTGATTAGCAACATCACCGTGCGACGGCACAACAAGGGCCAGGCGATCGTCTTCAAGGACCCCAACATCCTGTCCATCAACTACGGCCATTTCACCAAGGACGGCACGTGGGTCGAGGGCATTCACATCATCGAGGAGGCCCTGAGCTGATGGTCATGATTCTGCCCGACTCCGAGTCTCTCGCTCGCGATGCTCTCGAACACCATCTTGTACGGGACTTCAAACGAACGGACACCAGCGTTCGCGTCATCATGCCGAACGACTGGATCAAGCTGTTTCCGCTCGTGACGATCCGCAAGAGCAGCGGCACGGCAAGGAATGCCCGCTATCTCGACTCGGGCGTGTTCACGGTGCACTGCTTCGCGAGTTCCCGGAAGGAAGCCTCGCTCCTTTCCCGGCAGGTCCGTCGCGCACTCGCTGACGCGTGCCTTGAACGGTACAGCGATGGCGAGGGCGCCCTCACTTACTTCAAAGAGATCACCGGGCCTCTTTATTCGTCGGGCGATACGCAACTGAATCATCCCGACGTTCACCGATTCGTCGCCTCTTACATCTTGTATTCGCACCCGGCTAGCGGATGAGGAGAGGCGGCTTTCTTATTTCCCAGGGAGAGACATGAACACTTACACCGATGAAGAGAACAAGGCAGTCGAGAGTGATGCGATTGTCCCGAAGACTGGCTACATCTACGTCGCCCCAGTCGGTACGCCGGCCCCCAAGTTCCCGTTCCGCCCCACCTCCGTGTCCAGCGCTATCGACGCCGATGACACTGGCGTGGAAGAGGGCGACAAGCAGAAGCTTCAGGGCGCTTGGAAGTCCGTGGGCAACACGTCGCTTGAGAACGGCATCGAGATGTCCGTCGAGGGTGACGACCCGGAGGTGCTCGGTTCCTGGCAGGTTGGCGCTCTCGCCATCACCACGCCGGACAAGCAGTACTCACTGACCATGAACCTCAACGACATCACCGTCGACACCATGAAGCTGTACTACGGCGGCGACGACACCAACGTCGAGGGCACGAGCTTCATCATCCCCGCGAAGCCGAAGCCGACCAAGAAGGCCCTCTTCATCATCGGCCTGGACGACGAGAACGCGGTGGGCTGGTTCTACCCGAACACGTCGATCATCGGCAGCGACGCCGTGACCATCGACCCCTCCGCCCTGACCGAGGTCCCGGTGAAGGCTCAGATCCTGGCGGGCCAGATCGGCGGCAAGGACACGATGGGCCGCGTCTACCCGAAGACCAAGCTCGCCACCTCTCGCATGGACTTCATCACCGCCTGAGGAGCGCACCCCAAACTTCCAAATTTCCAAAGTTAGGAACGTTGGAAGCTTGGCACTGACCACCCCCCGATCCTGTTACTCCCTTTCCGGGATCGGGGGGTTTCTTCATTGAAAGGGAGATCACCACCTATGGACTTTCTGAAAGGGAGAAAGAAAATGGCTACTCTGGACTTCAATGCGATGCTTGCTGCGGTTGAGAAGAACCCCGGCGTCGAGATCAAGGCTCTGGACGGCAAGACCGTCATCCTCCGCCGGTTCGAGAACCTTCCCCGCAAGGACTTCAAGCTCGTGCTCAAGTACATGGGCATCCTCCAGGACGAGCAGGTCAACCAGGAGGAGAAGATGGACGCCATGGATGCGTGCCTGATCGCTGCGGCCGACAAGAAGGACTCCCTCAAGGAGTCGCTTGAGAAGATGCCGATCGGTAGCCGCAACGAGGTCTTCGAGGTCTGGATGACTGAGGACGAAGAGCTGGGAAACTCCTAAGCCTCCGCGGGCTACTTGACGCACGCGGCGGGGAGATCGCTGCCGACCTGCTGAGGTTCTACGGCGTTGACGTCCGGGGTCTCTTCACGGGTGAGCTGTCTCCTCGCTTCTGCATCGCCTTGATTGAGCATCTGCCGATCGAGTCGACCTTCAAGACTGCCCTCATGTGCGATGGAGGCCATAGGGACTTCGGTTGGGATCGAAACACCTACATGCTGGCCGAAGTTGTTGATTCCTTGCAGGCGCTGAGCGCCGCGTTCATCCGCTCGAAGGTGAAGAACCCGAAGAGCGTGAAGCAGCCCAAGCCGTACTTGCGCCCCGGGCAACAGCAGAGGCGAGCCGTGAGCGACAACCAGTTCGCCCGTGCTCTCGATGAGAACGTCGCACTTCCCGGCACCAAGACTTTCGCTATCCCCAAGGCCGTTCTGGACCGCTCCAGGTCCGGCGACACCCATAAGGGCGGTGATGAACCTACCCCGTTTGTAGTGAAGTAAGGAGGTAGCTATGGCTGGTGGACCGGGAGGTAAAACTGTTGGTTCAGTAAACGTGCGTGTCGTGGCAGACACGTCCAACTTCAAGAGGGACATCGCAAAGCTTGTCGCGTGGTTTAACGGCAAGAAGGTCTCTCTGGAAGTTGATGCGGACACTAAGGCTGTCGAGGCCAAGCTCAAGGCTCTTGAGCGGGCTCGTTCAGTCACGGTCAACGTAGCCGCTGATACAGCTCGCGCCCGCGCCGAGGTTGAACGCCTTGCCCGTAGGCGCGAGTCGATGACCCTGGACGTAGACGTTGACCCGGACCGCGTCCGGCGTCAGCTCAACGCCATGTCCAACGGGGTCAACTCGATCCGGATGCCGGTAGAGATCGACACCGAAGAGATAGGCCGGCGCCTGCGGGACCGGTCGCAGTGGCAGGACATCACGATCGATGTCGATGCCGACACCGCCCTTGCCGTGGCCCAGATCCGCGCTCTTGAGACTGAGCGGATCGCCCTCCAGGCGGACGTCGATACAGCCCGTGCTCAGGTCGAGCTGGAGCGACTGGAGCGTGCTCGCCAGGTCGAGCTGATGGCCGTGGTCAACCCTGTCCGGGCTCGCGCTCAGCTTGAGCTGCTGACCCGGCACAGGCGCCTGGAACTCCAGGTGGACGCTGTCACTGCCCTGGCGGACGCCCGCCTCGCTGAGGCGACGCGAGACCGCAGGGTTCGGATCACACCGGACATCCACGGCATCGCCACGATTGCGGCCCGCCTGGCGGTGCTGACCCGGGATCGACAGATCAACATCCGGGCCAACTTCCGTAACAACGCCCTGCACGCGATCACGCGTGGCCTCAACGCCATGCTCCAGGGCTTCCAGAACGCCTCCACGCTGGTCACCGCTCTAGGTGCCGGCGTCCTCAAGGTGGGTGCCTCGATCGCCCAGGTTGGCGCTCAGGGCGTCGCCTCGTTCACGAGCATGTTCTCCGAAGGCACTGGGGCTGCGGCCCGGTTCTTCGGGGCCGTCTCGTCCAGCGCGACGGAGGCCGGCTCATCCCTCTCGTCCTTCGGGGCGAAGATGGGCGAGGTCGTGGCCCAGGTGGCCGCGGAGGGCCCTATAGGCATCCTCAAGCTCGTCGGGGCTATGGCTCTGATGGCTACCAGTGCCGGTGCCGTCTCGGCTGCGGTCGGCGCCTTGGTCGGCGTCGTGTCGGCGCTCCTGGCCGCATTCCTGTCCCTGGCGTCTGCCCTCGTCGGCATCGTCGGTCTGCTCGGCGCGATGGCCACGGCCATGGCTGCTGCGGCGGTTGGTGCGGCTGCTCTGGCTGCTGTTCCTCTCCTGCCGATGGCTGCTGCCGCTCTGGTGGCTGCCGGGAACATGGATGAACTCCAGAAGAAGTTCGAGTCGGCCATGACGTCGATCTCGGAGAAGGTCAAGCCTGCCGCTCAGGGGCTGCTTGATCAGTTCGACAAGACGTTCTCGGGACTCGGCAAGTGGCTCGACCAGTCGAAGGACAAACTGAAGAGCTTCTTCGATGCGGGCGTCAAGTTCGTGCAGCCGCTCGCGGATTCCTTGACGGGCTTTGTCGATGTTCTTCTTCCGAAACTGACGAACGCCCTGAACTCCTCGGGGATGATCGAGTTTGCGGAGAAGCTGAAAACCGCCTTCATCGGAATCGGTTCTGCCATCGGTGAGTTCATTCAGATTCTCGCCGACAACGGTGGCCGACTGGGTGGTGTCATCCAGACAATCAGCCAGAATTTCCAGGTCCTTCTTCCGGCCGTAGCCCGGTTCATCGTTGCGCTCTCTGCTGCGCCGGAGCAACTGGGCAAGTTCACAGAGGGGATTGCCTCATTCCTGGACGCCCTTGGTTCTTCCATGGAGCGAGCCTTCCAGACGAAGGGCTTCGAGGACTTCATGTCCGGGGTCCAGCGCGGGCTGACGACCCTGGGTGAGGCCATCGGAATCTGGGTGGAGACTGCCGCCCAGCACGGTGCCGAGTTCGGTACGGCCTTCGAGGCCGTGGCCCAGGTCTTCAAGGACACAGCCGCCCCCATGGCCGAGTTCATGGCGGCCGGCGCCCAGGTACTACCGACCGTGCTACAGGGCATAACGGACGGGATCAACACCGTCCTCCCGGCCCTACAGCAGTTCATGACGGTCTGGGCTCAGGCTTCGCCTGCGGTGATCCAGTCCCTCGCGGACGTCGTAGCTGCACTGCTCCAGAAGCTCTCCGAGCCGCAGATGGTCGCGGGCATGCAGCAGATGATCGACGCGTTCGCTCAGCTCGCCATCGCGGTGATCAACTCGGGGCTGCTGGAGACCGTGGTCGAACTCGGCACGTCCTTCGCGAACTTGCTGACGTCCATGCTCCCCATCATTCAGGTGGTGCTGAACATGGCGGCTGGGTTCATGCAGCTCCAGTCGATCGTTCTCGACACGGCTAGCTACCTCGCTGGTGGCGGACTGATCAAGGACGGCATCGACATGATCGGCACCGCCTGGTCGTGGGTGACGGACAAGTTCAAGTCGGACTCGGAGTCTGCTGCTGAGGACACCAAGACGGCGTTCGAGGTGGCGGGTGAGGCAGTTCAGACCACCGCGGCTTCCATCGCCCAGCAGGCGGCGAACATGTACGCCCAGGTCGCCGCTGAGCACGGGCAGATGAAGGACGGAGTCCTCACCGACTGGACGTCCATCGGCCAGTACGCGGACCAGATCAACAACGGCATCGGTACTGCGGCGGAGAACGCTCAGACCCGTGTCGATGCTGCTGCTGCCGCTGCTGACGCCTCGTGGGCGGCTCACATGGCGACCGTCCAGAGCACCACGTCCTCCGTGTTCGATGTCCTCACGTCGGGCTCGGAAGCTGCCGCTTCTGCGGTGGCCGCACAGGCGGAACGCATGGCTGCCGACGCGACGGCCGGCGCCGCTCAGGGTAAGGAAGGCATCACCTCCAACATGGAGGGTGCTCAGCAGGGTACGAAGTCCGCCTTCGATGGCATGTCCTCTGAGTCGCAGGCGACTTGGTCGAAGATCGTTGCAGATGCCGCTACCGGCACGAGCAACATGAACACCACCTCGTCTGCTGCCTGGGATGCCCTCGGACAGCACATCAAGAGCACGTTGGACCAGGCGAACGCTGCCGTGAAGACGTCCAGTGAGACTGCGGCCAAGGACCTCGTGTCCGCACCCGAGAAGGGCGCCCAGAAGTGGGGCGAGTTCCCCGGCAAGGTGCAGACCGCAGCAAACTCTGCGGCCAGCTCGGTCCAGTCGGCCTGTAACCAGATGACCGCTGCGCTCAACGCTGTGACCAGCAAGACGTACGTCATCAACATCCAGGTCAACACGACGAAGGTCGTGACGGAGATCCAGCAGGCTGCCTCGTCGGCTGTTGCTGCGGCAGGTGGCTCCCCCACCGGGCCCATCGGCTACGCGGCTTCGTTCGACGCTGGCGAGTTCCGTGCATCGGTGGCTTCCGCTGTGGGTGCCGGCCGAGCCGGAGGGGCGACCCACGAGGAGGGCCGCAACCTCCTCAAGGCTCTGGAGCGTGCAACGCACGCCATCGAGCGACAGGCAGATTCCGGGGCTCGTTCTCAGAACGTCACCGTGAATGCCCGTACTGACGCCAACCCCTTCGAGATCGGCCGCGAGGTCGCTTGGGCTATGAGAGGAATGTGATGCTGAATTCGACTCGGGTTCCAGATGACCACATACCGGCATCGTGGACTCTGATGTCTAAGACGCTGCGGGGAAAGTTCTGCTTCGGCGGAGCTTTCCCCGTGGCGCCGGTTGAGGTCGTTGGCCTCACATCAGCACCAGAGCTATTCACGAACTACCAGAGATTGATCTCGCGAGACGGCATGTGGAAGGGAACGCAGTATCTAGGTGGCCGGGCCATCACACTCTCCATGAACATCCTCGCTTCCGAGAATGAGAACATCAACAACATCGTCAATGAACTGTCGTGGGCTTTCCCTATCGGCTACGGCACGAACCAGGAAGAGATTGAGCTTCACTTCAACGTTCCTGGGATCGCCAATGGAGCCGCGGCCTACCTGAAGGGCATGGTCCAGAAGCGGGACATCAAGCTGGACAAGCAGTACGCCCAGCACGGAGCCGCTCGCATCGACGTAGAGCTGTACTGCAACAACCCGTCGATGTTCGGCTACGGCAGGGCCCAGGCCCGCATGGACACGGCGGCCGGCTACTTCAACGGAGGTGCTCCCGCTCCGTTCGTCTTCACGGACTCGGGGCTCGACTTCCCCTCCAACTGGGCGCCTGGTGTGGAACAGAAGGTTCTCGTCACCAACAGCGCCAAGGACACGGACGGCGCAGACAATCTTGTTGGTCCTCACTGGGAGGCCAAGATTTTTGGCCCTGTGAACGACCCGAAGCTCGTACGCCGCAACTACTTCGAAGACATCTGGTCGATTGGCCTCAAGGGTCAGTACGCGAACTTCTATCTCCGGGAAGGCCAGTCGCTCGTCTACCAGCAGGTGAAACAGGACCCCGCCACTTCAGAGAACCCGACCCAGCCATTCACCTATGAACGGAAGGTCTGGTTCGTCGGTGGCGAGGGCGCTACACCCGTCGACATCACCGCACACACCACCACGTCGAAGCCAGGCAAGGCCGCAGACGCAACAGGCGAGTTCTGGAAAGACATCGGAACCCTGCGGACAAACCCGAAGCAGATCGCGACGTCCGAATATTGGTCGATTCTCCCAGGGCAAAGCAAGAGTCCCATTGGCGGAAACTCTCACGGCACCGTCGAGTGGTGGGGCGGAGAGTTCATCTAGTCATCGCGTTAGCGATAAGGAGGTACATACATGGAACGCGTTAGCTTCATGGACGGCAATCAGTACACGGCACGCGAGTTCCGCCGATGGTTCGGAACGCAGCAGGACGGCATCAAGGGGTTCGCTACGACCGATGCGTTCACCGTGTCGGCTGCTGGTGGCATCGCCACGGTCAACCCGGGAATCGGGTTCGCTCAGGAACAGAACGCTGGGAACAAGGAACAGGGTCTCTATCAGATCATCGCCGACCAGGTCATGACTGTTCCGTACAGCGCGAGCGATACCTACATCTGGATCATGCCGAACGACAAGAAGGACTACGACACGGAGGCGGACCTCGAATCGAGCGCTCACATGCTGGTCCGGGTGAGGTCCGACAGGACTGCACCTTCGCCTCGGGCGCTTCTCCTAGCCCGCGTCCAGAACCACCAGGTGAGTGACGAACGGACGAGCCCCGGCAGCGGACAATTCATCATCACCCGCTCGGGGCCAGCCAGGTACGGAGCCCCGGACAGTTCCGCGGTTCCCCTGTCCGACCTGACTCACCTCAGCCTCGGTACTCAGTACACCGACCTGTCTACCGGGCAGCGTTGGGTACGAGTCGCACTCTCCAACACGGCAGCCGACTGGTTCCGTGACCAGGGTGAGGTGGGTGCCACAGGACCGCGCGGTGTACAGGGCCTCACCGGAGCCGCCGGCCCTCGGGGCGAGACCGGCCCGAAGGGTGACCTCGGGGACCTGACCACGGGCTACCCGCACGACATCAAGGTCACCGAGGGCAAGACCGTACTCCTGGACCAGGTGGACGTGAAGGCAACGCTCTCCCAGCACGATCAGGATCTCGCCTCCGCCAAGTCGGACATCGGGACCCTGAACGGCAAGGTTCGAGCACTGGAGACGGCGGTGTCCGATCTCCAGGGAAAAGTTAGTCCGGGCGTTTCGGCCCGGTCTAACGGCCTCTCCAACTCGACACACAACAACGCTCCGCTGTACTGGACTGCCGCCCTCGCGTTGAACGGCTTCAAGGCCGATGGAAACAAGGGCTCGTTCGAATGCAAGGCCCCCGGGCGGTACGCGATCTCAGTCACCGCGTCCACGTCGGTCACAGGTAGCAGCACGGGAACGCGCATCCACCTGAATGTGAACGGGTCGGACCAGTACCAGGGTTCCTTCGCTACGACTGGTGGCCGCCCGTCTTGCGGCGTGATGGTCAACCTCTACGACGGAGATCGGGTCTCGGTGTCGTTCACCAGCAGCACCCGGATGTCTGTGACTGCCGAAGAGACGTTCCTGTCCATAACCAAGCTCGACTGATCTACCGCACCACGTGAAGGGCCCTGGCCATCGAGGCTGGGGCCCTTTTTCATGCCCTCGCGAAAGGACCAACGCATGAACTTCCAGCAGGCTCCCCGCGAGCTGGCAGAACCGAAGCCCTACGACCTTCCCGACTACTACACGATCCAGCCTCGCCCGGAGAAGCCGAAGGCTGAGTTCACTGGTGTGGGTTGGGAGGTCGGCATCTACACCCGCGGCCCCCGGATGCGGGAGGTCATGGATGAGCCGGTGTTCGACGAAGCCGACCTCGCCTTCGGTTCAGAGACGAAGGGAACCAAGCGCATCTACTGGGGCTTCCGCTTCGCCCTCCATAAGGTTGTCCCTGCCCTTGAGATCAGCCTGAACTCCCAGATCGACGAGCCCAACACGGCCACCGTGACGGTCCCGTTGGGTGGCGATCCGGTGGGCATTCTTCGCGGTGAGGTGTACCCGTACGACACGGCCATCGAGGTCACCTACAACGGGTTCAGCATGTTCGCCGGTATCGCGTGGACCTGCCGGGCCAACTTCGCGAACCAGTCCCTCACCATCAACGCTGGCGACTTCCTATCCTTTCAGAAGTACCGCACCAGCGACCGTACCCGCATGAAGGGCGAGAACAAGCAGGCCCGGGACATGGACATCGTGGACGCCTTGTGGTGTTGCGCGATGCGATCGTCCAACCTCAACGCGGGCATCCATGCTGCGGTCCGCCGTGACGCGGGCCGGCCGGAGCGTCGGCGCGGTGTCGCCTTCGGCTACGGGCAGTTCAACACCGTCCTGGACCTGCTGTACGAGTGGGCAGACAACAAGGACGGGTTCTATATCTACGACGCGCCCGTCCGCGTCACTCCGTCCAACATCAACCACAAGATGAACGGCGAGGACGAGAACAGCTACACGGGCAGGTACCCAGACACAGTCCTCATACCCCAGGTGTGGTTCACCAAGAGTCGTCAGCCGGTCCAGCTCAAAGTCCCCATGGACGGCTCGATGAAGCCGCTCAAGCTCGTGGACCGAGAGAACTGTGAGATCACGGACCTCTTGATCGATGCCTCGTCCTACGCGAACATTTCCACCGCCGTAGGAATCCCCGGCTCACTCACTAACGAGCGGCAGTCGACTGAGTGGAGCCCTTGGGTCGCAGCATTCTCTCCTGGCATGGACCCGCAAGACGGCTCGGCTTCGCCTGTGCCGATCAAGAACATCGTGGTCAAGCACAACATCCGGATCGACCCCAAGGACCCCATGGGCAAGGTCAACCTGTCCCTGCTGGCCGACAAGGCCAAGATTCAGCTCAACCGTGCCAAGGAGCCCGCGATCATCCCCACGGTGCGCGTGTATCCGGATCAGATCCATCCCGGATTCTTCCGGCAGGCCAACATGGGCCAGTACCTGCGACTTGAATCGCGCACGAACGACTACGCACAAATCGACGGTGACTACATGGTCGTCGGTTCCAAGATTACGGCCGAAAAGGACGGATCTTCGATCGTGGACCTGAACCTTGTGCAGAAGTCGAAGTTTGAAGTCCCTACTACCTAAGAAGGTATTTTCATGATGACCAGTCTAGGAACCCCTTCCCTTGAGGGGATGCTCAAGGATCTCGAATCCCGCGTTAAGGCACTTGAGACCGCCCCAGTGCCTACGATCCCCGATCATCTTGAGGTCGAGTCGATTTCCTTCCGCAACATCGATCGGCCTGGCGGTGCATGGATGAAGCTGGCCATGGCCGACCGAGATAACGGGGCAGGGCGAAAGCAGGGCTTCGGCTCCATCTACGTCTCGGACGGAAAGGAAACCTTCCAAGGTTGGGTCATGGTCAACTCCAACGGCCCGGGTGGATACGCGGCGGTCTCGGATGAAGGCTGACAACATCCGCGGGTTCACGTACCTGGCCCTGGCGATTGGTGCCGTGCTCACGTTCTGGGTGCCCTCTCAGGTCCTGGTGCAGATCGGAGGGCAGTCCACTGACACTGTGTTCGCTGCCTTCCTCGCCATGGCCGGCGCCCTGATGTCCTGGGGCGCCTTCCGGCGCAAACCACTGATTGAGTACGCGGCTGCACCGCTGGGCATCACAGCCTTCGTGGTCTATGCCGTGTGCTCCTTCTGGCTCGGCAAATACGGCATGGGCCTCGTCGTAAGCGCCCACGCCGGTTGGTTTCTATCCCGATACATGACGCTCCGAAGGGAGCTGGAAGACTTCAAGAAGGAGAAGCGCTGATGCAGGCAGTAGAAATCATCACCGCCCTATTCGGTGCAGGAGGGCTCGCTTCGGTGGGCCTCGTGTTCAAGGCGACGCAGGCTCGCAAGGACGGGTTCAACAAGGCTCGGGCTCAGCACATCGAAGACCTGGCCGCCTGGAAGTCGGAGCTTCAGAACACCGTGCGGGAGCTTGAGGGCCTGGTCGCGTTCTACCGCTCGCAGGCCGCCGACTACGAGTACCAGCTGCGGGCGAACGGCCTGACCCCTGAGACCTCGGCGGTACGGCCGGCACCCAAGTGAGGTCGGTCACGAGCCTGACCTAGGGAGGTCAGCGCAGCGCTATGTAACAGGTGGGGGGGTCACCTACTCGGGGTGAAGGTCGCTGGTTCACGCATGGGCCCGGCTGTCGACAAAGGCAGCCGGGCTTTGCCATGCCCACAAACTTCCAAATTTCCAAACTACCTTGAGGAGGTGTCGCCGCATGGCGAGCACTGCCGCGTCGATGATCAACCTCGCACGCACGCAGATCGGGTACCGCGAGGGTCCCCGCGACAACGAGAACAAGTTCAGCAAGGAGACGCCCTCGCTCGGCTGGTCCGACCAGCAGCCCTGGTGTCAGACCTTCGTCTCGTGGCTGGCCTGGAAGACGAACAACAAGGACGTCATCCCCACCACAGCGTCTTGCCTGACGTGCACCAACTACTTCAAGTCCCGTGGACAGTTCCACTATCAGGGCCCGAAGCCTGGCGACCTAGTGATGTACGGCGCCAACGGCGGCACGCACGTGGACATGGTCACCGAGGTCTCCGGCGCCAAGATCCGCGTTATCGGTGGCAACACCGGAGGGAACCTGAACGGCGCCTACTACAACGGGAACGGCGTCTATGAGAAGTGGATCGACGCATCCTCGTCCAAGATCCACGGCTTCGGCCGGCCTTCCTACTCTGGGGCCGGGAACATCAACGGCGGCGGCACGACGATCCAGCCTCCGGTCGGGAAGCCCGACAAGCCGCTGGTGGCAGACAACAAGTTCACGGTCAAGAAGGGGATGACGCTGCTGGGCATCGCTGCGCTCCTGGGTGTGACGCTCCAGCAGCTCCTTGGCGCCAACCCTGACGTGAAGGACCCTGACAAGATCACCGAGGGCCAGGAGCTGAACATCCCGAGCCCTGACAAGCCTCCGGCCAAGCCGGACCCGGAGGGGTCGAAGCCTCCGACGAGCAAGCCCACGGGCGAGAAGCCCGGCGAGGATGGCGGCAGCACGAAGCCTGGCGACGGTGGTCTGACCTCGAAGCCGATCACGGGCACGAAGCCCACTGGGGAGAAGCCGACGACTGGCGGGAACGGAGGAGGGGGCACGGTGACCACCAGGCCGACGACGAGCCACGGTCAGACGACCACGTACGTGGTGAAGCAGGGTGACACCCTCTGGGGCATCGCCACCAAGCACGGCATCACCCTCCAGAAGCTCCTGGACCTGAACACTGGCCGCTTCCCGAACCCTGACCTGATCTTCTCCGGGCAGAAGGTGTTCCTGACCGGGGACGCCATCAAGGTTCCGGACACCATCAACACGGTCCGTCCGAGCCAGCCGACTCCCCCTGTGGTCAAGCCGGAGAAGCCTGTGACCCCGAAGCCGGCAGGTGAGAAGCCGGTTACGTCGAAGCCGATCGAGGAGACCAAGAAGCCCGAGGTCGAGAAGCCTCCGGTGGACCAGGTGAATGTGGCCGGCCTCGATCAGTCGACGGGTGGCCAGCGCAACTGGGACCGCCCCCTGACGGCTGCTGAGAAGGCAAACGCCCGGGTCATCTACGACGTGGCCCTGGAGAAGTTCGGAGCCACGGATGGCCCTCGTGCAGCGGTCATAGCCATCGCCACCTCCTACCAGGAGAGCCGACTCCAGAACATCCGGCACGGTGACCGTGACTCGCTGGGCCTGTTCCAGCAGCGGCCCTCGATGGACTGGGGCACGGCTGCTCAGATCATGGACCCGCGCTTCGCGGCCACGAGCTTCTTCGACGGTCGCGGTACGAACCAGGGACTCAAGTCCTTCAACTGGAAGTCGATGACCCTCACCCAGGCCGCGCAGAAGGTCCAGAAGTCGGGGACGCCCAACGCGTTCGCGGCATGGGAGCGCTCGGCTGCTGCCGAGGTTCGTTCGTTCGCTGGCTCAAAGAGCGGCAAGCATGCGGCTCCGTACGACGAGGCCAAGGACAAGCCCAAGGGTGAGTCCGAGAAGCCCGCGACCAACTCCGCGGGTTGGGTCCGGCCGGTGGCCGGCGCCGTGGGGACACCGTTCGGTAAGCCCGGTGCGATGTGGTCCTCCGGCTACCACACGGGCACCGACTTCCCCGTCCCGCAGGGCACGAAGGTAGCGGCCGCTGGTTCGGGGAAGGTGATCAAGACGGGCTGGGGTGGCGCCTACGGAATGATGGTCGAGATCCAGCACGCGGACGGCATCGTCTCCCGTTACTGCCACCTGTCGGCCATCGGTGTCGGTACCGGAGCGGAGGTGAAGGCCGGTCAGCAGATTGGCAATGTGGGCTCTACTGGAAACAGCACTGGTCCTCACCTGCATCTTGAGTTTCTTGTGGGTGGCAAGCAGGTAGACCCGATGAAGTTCATTCGATAACTGCATGACATTGAGGGGCCCCGACTTCGGTCGGGGCCCCTTTGTGTTGGAAGGGAGTCTCATGGAGACGCGGCTCATTGTGGGCGATGTGTATGACCCCAACGGGGAGAAGGCTGACGGACGTATCGAGTTCTCAGTCCCGAACGGTGCGTTCCTCCCGAACGGCTATATGGGCCCTCGGAAGTTCTGCGCAGCGATCAAGGATGGTCACTTTGAGGTGAAGCTCGTTCCGGGCAACCTCGATGGAGGCAACCCGAAGGAGTGGCCGTACGAGGTGGCCATCTACTTCGACGGGTACGCCCAGCCCGAGCGGTTTCGGTCGTTCATCTCGAAGGACTACCGAGACGGCTTCAACTTCTTCGACACCGTGAACACCGATCCCTTGGCTACCGAGTTCCTCCCGGTCCGGGGAGTCAACGGCCTGTCTGCCTACGAAGTGGCCGTCCTCTCCGACTCCTGGAAGCCGCAGCCTGGCGTCCCGCTGGTCGAGGACGAACATGACTGGGTCGAGTCCCTCAAGGGCGGCGAACGCGGCGAGAGGGGCCCTCAGGGCCCTCGTGGTGCTGCTGGTCCTCGCGGTGAGACAGGCCCGGCTGGTGCTGCTGGCCCGAAGGGTGACGACGGCCCTACTGGTCCGGCTGGCCAGGACGGCGGGCGTGGTCCTGCTGGTTCTCCTGGCCCTCAGGGAGTTGAAGGTCCCCGCGGCCTCCCGGGAGAGGCCGGCACTCGTGGACCACAGGGCGAACGGGGTCCCGTTGGGCCTCAGGGCCTTCGCGGTGAGCGCGGAGCGGACGGCGCTCCTGGCCCTGCTGGTCGTGACGGTGCTCCGGGTGAGCGAGGCCAAGACGGTGCTGCGGGCGCCCGTGGCCCTGAGGGTCCCCAGGGGCCGAAGGGTGACTTCGCAGACCTGACGAACGGCTTCACCGCTTCCGGTGGAAAGTTCAAGGTCAACGCTGACGGCGAGATCACCTCCGTCCAGGTGGATCACATCTGGGAGGCGATCGACAAGGCTGTCGCTGGTGAAGGCGGCGTAGGCATGGCCGAGGTCCAGCGGGAGATCGGCAAGCACAACACTGCTGTGTCGGCCCACGAGGACATCCGTCAGGCCATCCGCGACATCACCCTCACTCCTGGCCCTCAGGGCAAGGAAGGTCCGCAGGGGCCGGCTGGCAAGGACGGGCCTCCTGGCGAGCGAGGTGAGAAGGGTCCCGCTGGTAAGGATGGGGAGCGCGGTCTACAGGGCGCGCAGGGCCCAAAGGGTGATCCTGGCGCTGACGGCCGCAACGGCTCTGACGGAGGTAAGGGAGACCCTGGTCAGAAGGGAGACCCTGGAACGCCTGGCGCTGCGGGTAAGGACGGCAACCGGTGGTACATCGACACCGGCGTGCACGGCCCTCCGGAAGGCGCCAACGAGGGTGACTGTCACCTGAACAAGTCGAACTTTGAGCTTGAGTGGTTCGATGGCGGCGACTGGCAATCGATGGGCTCGATCAGGGGATATCAGGGGCCTCCTGGCACTCCTGGCCGCGATGGCGTGGACGGCGCAGAGGGCAAGCAGGGCCCGAAGGGTGATCCCGGTCTAGCGGACGTCACGAAGCGCCTGGAGCTGGAGAAGGGGTTCAGCGCGCGCGGCGGCAAGTTCAACATCGAGGACGAGGGTTCGATCAAGATCGCCACGGGCGAGGACGGCAAGCATGTTCTGTTCTTCGATACGACGGCCGGAAGCGAGGTAATGGGGCTCTATGCCCCGGACGGAAGGCAGCTCTTCTACATCGGACAAGACGGCTCGATGGAGATCGGCGCACCTCAGTCGGGAGCCGAAGGTAAATGGGACTACCCGTTTAGCGTTGACGCCCACGGCAACGTCTCGATGGATGGCGTACTCGACTCCCCGACCATCACCACCATCAAGAGGAGCCTCAACACCGCACTGCACGACATCGAGGCGCTCAAGGCCCGGCCGCAGACCTTCGTGAGCGCCACGGAGCCGACCGGCGGCAGGGCTAACGACGTGTGGGTGAAGCCGTGAACGACTACCACGTCTTCAATGGCTCAACGTGGATGCCGGCCGCAGAAGCGTACAAGCACAACGGACAGGCGTGGGAGAAGGTTTGGCCTCTGGGTGTGCCCAAGGTCAAGATCCTTAGCGTTGAGCAGAAGGAGGTCGACGGGGTTGGCTTCGCTGCTGTCCTCAAGTGGGAGAAGCTCCAGGGCAGGTACGACTACCACGCGGGCCTGCACGTAGAGTCGCCACCCACCATCGGCGACCTTCACGCGTACGAGACGCCCGAAGACACCGCATACCTCTTCATCGGGAACCCGGCCTATTTCGGCAAGACGGTCTATGTCGGTGTCGTCGCGCAGGACCTGAACACGAGCACCTGGGGAACCGAGATTGCATGGGTCTCCATCGTTGTCCAACCTCCGACACCCGAGGCGCCGACGGACCTCAAGGCGACCCTGACTCCCGGGTCTCTTACGGCCTCGCTGACATGGGCGGATTCCACCAGCACGTTCTTCACCGGCTACGAGGTCCAGGGCGGCAACGTCAAGGGCGGCTCCCCATGGAACACAGCCTTCAACGTGTCCGGCAGCACGTACGAGTTCGATACGAGTCAGTACGGACTGTCCGGCTTCGGCGAGTCGTGGGAGTTCCGGGTCCGCACGAAGGGGTTCGGCTCGAACAGCTACAGCCCTTGGTCTTCGTCGGTCAGGCCAGGCCCGTTCACGAACCCGGTCCAACCACAGGGACAGGTTGTTGACGTCAAGCCACGACAAGTCCCTGGTGAACGACGGGTATCCGTTACGTGGTCGAGTCCGACCAATGGCGTCACACCCAAGCGGTACATCCTCCAGTGCGGTCGCAGCGGCTACGCCTGGAGCCCTGAGTTCACAATCGCCCACGATGGGAGCAACTCGTACGAGTTCCCGGAGAACCTATTCGTGGACGAGCGAGACGGCGCCCTGTGGAACTTCCGCATGCGCGCAATGAACGACGTGGGCGAGGGCCTCAACGGCGGGTGGTCCACGAACGAGCAACTGACGTTCCGAGGTGTCGGGATGCCTGACCGACCCCCGGGCCCGCTCAAGCTCGTGTCTGTCGAGCGTGGCGGAAGCACAACGATCAACATCCGTTGGACTCCCCCGGACTACGGCGGCGACGTCAGGACGAACCAGCTCCGGCTGACGAACGTAGGCACAGGCCGCTCTCGTGAGACGACACTCAGCGGGGATACGCATCATCCGAACGGGGATCGCCAGTCCAACGTGAGCGTCAGCGCGGTCGGCGGTTCTCCGTACGCCACGTGGCGCGTTGAACTTACGCCGACCAACGACTACGGCGACGGCCCCACTGCTGATCAGCAGTTCACAGTGAACCGGCTCGCTAGCCCCACAAACCTGCGGGCTGGGGCGGTGACGCATGACTCCGTCGAAATCCTCTGGGACCCAGTGGAGAACGCCACGGCCTACGCCGTGTTCAGCAACGGCCTCATGCGCGGCTTCACCCCCGTACCCGACGCTGGGACCCACGCGGAGGTGGGCGCCCTCCTGCCGGATACGGAGCACGTCTTCCAGGTGGTCTCGGTCTTCAATGACGAGGTCAGCGAAGGATCGGAGGTGCTGGCGGTCCACACCGCAGCAGCCCCTGATGAAGGTCTGATGCTCCCGGCTCCCGTAGTGAAGCTGGAGCGGAACAAGCCTGCCTGGAACAAGTGGCAGGCGTCTTGGACTGCTGTCGATGGAGCTGCGACCTACCGCCTCAAGTGGACTGGCTCCACCCCTGAGGGAGGTGGCCATGGAGACCACACGCTCCCCGATGTAGACGGCCTCAGCTACCAGTACACCGGGACCGATCTGGCCTGGAACGAGACGGTCACCTGCCAGGTAGCCGCTGTGGATGCGACGGGCAAGGAAGGCGAATGGTCACTGCCGCAGAACGCGGTATGAAATCAACGAGAGGAACCTCATGGAGGAGATCAGAAACAACCCAGCCAAGTACCTCGGCATCATCGGCGCTCTGCTCGCGCTGGCTGCCACGTACGTACCCGGCCTGCCTACCGAAGCGATCCTCGCTGTGGTCGCAGCGCTGATCGGTGGTGGTGTGGCTGCTCAGAAGGTAGAGGACAGCAAGACGGAGGAGGCCCTCATGGAGGCCACTCCCGACGAGATGGCCATGGAGCGTCAGATGAACCTCCTGGCCTCTGAGAACGCGATGCTCCAGGAGCAGCAGAACGAGAGGCCGGCGGAGTGTCCGTGCCAGAGCTCGGAACCCTCGGGCGAGGAGCACACCGCGGAGTTGGACCCCGTCAGGGATGACCCTCTCCGAAAGCCGAACGTCGCAGAGTTCTCCCTTGACGATGGTCGAGCACTGTTCCGTCTGTAGACGCACGAAAGAACCCCCGTTGGGTTGAGGAGTGATCCTCTTCCCTTCGGGGGCCTTTCTTCGTTTGGGGTCAGGCTATTCGGCGGCCTGACTCTCTTCCTTCACGAGCCGCGCCATCTGGCGGGGCTTGGTCGATCCGGGGACGCGAACCTTGATGATGTCGGCTCCGAGGTCGTTCAGCATGGCCGTGATCTCTGCGGAACTCCTACGGAACCCGAGGAGCTTGATGATCTCGGTCCGACTGATGCCTTCCGGTCCTGCGGAGGTCAGCACGTCCAGGAGCGTCTTCCTGTCGTCGGACAGCTTCAGCGCTCGGGGCCCAGGCGTCGCCGCCGTGCTGAACTCCTTCGAGACGTACCGCGCGGACTCGATGGCGTAGTCCACTACCGCCTTCGCGGCCTCCAGGTCGGCCTTGCTCACCTTGAAGCGCCCGTTCATCAGGGCGTAGATCGCTGCCACGCGGATGACGTACGGGAGGCGCCGGGTGGTGAACTGCTTCATCATCTCGGAGTCCGACGAGGTGTCGTTGTACTCCTCGTAGATGGTCTCCACGTAGTACTTCTTCGCCGGAGGCGTGAAGGTCACACGCCGGTCTTCACCCGGCTCCTTCGCGGACTCGACTGCTTCACCGAGACGCTTACCGAACGCCTTGAGCTGATCCCGCCAGTCGTCGGGGTAGTCCGGCCAGGCGAGTTCCTTCGTCATGTGGACGAACATCGGAAGGAAGCGGTTGTACGTGCCGCCGGCCATCTCGTGAGACTTGAGTCGAGCGGCGAACTCTTCCGGGGTCACGTGACCGATGATCGTGATGTGGGGCTCGGTCGCAGTCTCCGACTCCCGCGTCTTGATCGTGAGGCTCTTCCCGTCCCAGGCATCTCGGAGAACAGGGCCGAGGGTTCCACCGTGAGCCTTGGACATGACGACCGCGAACTCACTGGCCGTGACCAGCAGGCGCTTGTCCGAGATTCCGTAGTCGATGAGCGCACCGGACTCCGTGCGGCGCTCAATCTCGTCTTCATCCATGCCATCACGCACGGCATAGATGAGGCCTTCACCAGAGGACAGAGACGGGGTGCGGTTGTGCTCCCAGAACGGGACATCTGCATGGTGGAGAAACCTCTCCGCCAGGTCAGTCGCAGTTCCCTTTCGACCCTTACCGGTTTCGCCCATGATGATGAACCAGGCGTTCACCGACTGCTCGATTGAAGCAGAGGCCGTTCGGTAGTACCCAGCCATGCAGGAGAACTCACCGAGTAGCGTGGCGAGGATGCCGGCCGGATCAGCTTCTGTGTGGGGTTCCACGTAGTCCAGGATCTCCCCCGCGATCCCGTGGAACGCCTTCCTGTCTAGCTTGGGGCGCCCTTGAGGTTCTTCAAATGCCAT